TTATAAGATAGCCTATATTTCTTGGGGTATAACTGCTTTACCACTCTCTACCTCTTTAAATATATTGCCTTCTCGAGCCGGGAAACTATATTCTGTCCCTTCCCCACTCATAATTTTGACCTTAGTAGCTCTATGCTGTCTTTAAATAGCTACTATAAGTTTTATTAATTTGTTGATATGCGTAAATACTTTGAAGAACGGATTCGCGTACGAGTCTGCGATTAATCATGCCCGGGGTTTAAAAATTGGCTGCAAAGATAAACAATTCAGAATAAACAATGTTCAATAATCAACATTCAATGATCAATGTTTACCCCTTGTTGAAAATTGGATATTGCGTATCTTTGACACTCTGCGTTCTTAGCTCAGTTGGTTAGAGCGCCACGTTGACATCGTGGAGGTCGGCAGTTCGAATCTGCCAGAACGCACTAATATTTTATGGACTTATCCAAATTCATTCCAACCCTAAATAGTCCTAAATATTCCCAAATATACCCATAATTAGGCTACGATTAGGCTACTCGGCTACTCTTATAAATCACCACTTTAATTGACCGTGTACGAACATAGATGTATCTTCCTGCACTTTAATGCGTTTAATTTCACATCTGCATTATTGTTCTGTTTTGGAAATCGCAAAAGGAAGCCCTGAAAAAGCTTCCTTTTTTTATGCACAAAAAAAGCCTGACCTTCACAGCCAAGCTTTTATTGTTAGCAATCTATAGTCAAATGGCTGACTAAGAAACTTCTCCTATTGCAATCGGAGTTGCATTTTCAAGGACAACACACATATTGTTGACCTCTTTTCTAGGTTGCTGATTCAAATAATCCAGCAGAACCGTTCTTAATTCAGGAGTAATCGCATAGTGTGTAGCGGTAACATTCTGCGCACTTTGCTCTGCAAGTTTATCAGAAACAGTTTTCTTTTCAACTTGCTCTTCAGTCGGCTTTTCTACATCCATAGTAATAAGTGTGTTTGTATTCGATTTAGAGACGGAAATGTACTAATCTCTAAGCAAATACCCTAGCTGGCGTAAGTGGAGCTTCAAGAATTTCAACACCATCAACCAGTGTTAATTCATTCAGCTCATCCTCGAGTTCACCAGCTCTATTATCATACTCTACAGGGAATCCTTTTTTCTTTGTATCAATGAGACGAACATTCAAATGCACTTCATCGGTTAATACCGGTGCTGTTATCTCATTTCCATCTGAATCATAAGTTCCAGGAGTTGCTACTAATTGACCTACAAAGTCTATGGCAAAGCCTTTTCCAGCTTGCGCAAAATCATCATCAACAATGAAGCCCTCGATCGGTCGTAACGACTCGATCAGATCTTCTTTGGAGTTTCCTACTAAATATTTATCAATTATGTTTGGTTGAGTTTTCATGGTTCGAGTCCTTTTGTTATCATTAATTGCATTCAATAGTTAGCACTTCCTGAATGCGTTTTAGGTCAAATGGCTCCTTCGGGAGCCGTTTTTATAATGGCACTATTCTCTTTTCAATAAATCCTCTCTCGCCTCTCTCGCACACTGCAAATCCACTCATTGAGCTCCACCCATTATCAAGTGCATAATCATTAGGAACCACTACTGATGGAATACCAAAGCTGGTGTAGCGAATGGAGTCATCATGTACTTGCTCTTGATGATTGTGTGCATTCACCATCACATTGAATAAACGCTGATCCCCATATTCCATAATGAGTTTAGATGGAAGCATTTTAGTGATGCGCTTATCACCATGAGTGAAGATGTACTTCACTTTATCGATAGTTGGATTTAATACCCGGTGATGAAAGTGAATCTTTAGATTTGTGAAGTTGGTGAAAGTGCCAGCAATTAGCTGCGCAACTTGGCCTCTAGAGTCCTGTTCTTTTTTGTCTGTGATTCGATCATGATTACCACCGATGAAGAATACATCTACTAATCGGTCTATCGCATAAAAGAATTTCTTGAGTGTTTCAGTTGTGCTTAATACCAACTCCGCACCATGAGATTCAATCTGCTTCCATGTGTTAGGCTTATTATTACCAGTGAATGACTCAATAAAATCACCAAGGAATACAATGCGCACTGGTCGACCAGGATATTTACGATTCACATAATCTGCGATGTACATCAACCTAGCTTCACACTCCTTCATGTTGTAATCAGGAACAAAACCTTCTCCTTCAATAAGAGCTCCGTTGTGTAGATCTCCTATTATTACAACCACATCTTTACCCGATTTAACGGTTTTAAACTTGGCTTTCTTAACGTCTTTGTTCCATTCTTCAAACCATTTCTGATAGTATTCAGGATCAGGCTTCTCAAAATGCTTCCTAACAACTTGAGCCCTGACTTGGAAGAGCTGAACAATACCTACACTTCCATCGGGTTTTTTAAAGAATCCTTCCCAAGAGTTCTCACGGTATGAATCAATACCCCAAATATCAGTATCAATTTCCCCAGTCTCTATTAACTGGTCGAGCGTTTTGATTCTCAGACTTTCACTTGCTACTTCAAAACCACGTTTACCATTTATCTTTTCGAGTTTATCTCCTTTATATATGCCTCTATTAGTTTCATCGTTGGCATACTTAATTTCACCGCTTTTAGGATTATCACCGCCTCTTTTTGGTACTGGTGGCGTTCCTACTGGTGTAAATGGAATATTCTTTGCTTTTGCTATTGCACGTATTAATCGAAGAGTTTTTTCACTCTTTAGTGTACTAATGTGAATTAACCCGGCTAATTTCTTTCGACCTATATAATGTGGCTCTCCATAGTTCCTCAGAATATCAGGGATATAATGTAGTATCTCATCAGTGCCAGCAAGATCAACAACCTCTTGAAACACCTGTTGATACTCTTCAGGGTAACTCATCTTTTTATAGAGATAGGGTTTTTGTTAGAAGCTGAATCGTAGCATCGTCATACGCTTTCGGGTAGTAGACTATTCTCTTAATCCTACCTTGTAGTTGAGCCGTATCACCCGCATGACCTATATGAAGTCGGTTAAATCGGGAAGTAAACTCAGTTGCTTGAACAACCGTCTGAATATCACCGCCATTTACTGAATATCGAACAGTATCTTCATCAGGCATAATGGCAAATGCCATTTTGAAAAAACTATCAATTGTAGCGTTAGTTATCTCTTTAAATGAATTAACATCCCCTTTCTCAAAGTAAATCTGAATATTTGGATCACTTGCGCCACGTCTTTGAATCTGAAGCCTATTTGTTGCATCATCACCTTGTAAGTACAAGTATCTTTGAAAGAGTGAACCCGCACCTAGATCATTGTTTTCAGCTTCGATTACAAAGGTTCCTTCTGACTGGTTATAGAAATCACTGAAAGCACTACCATCAATTGAAGCTGTGTCTTTTACTCTCGTAGCGGTAGCCATAGCATATACATCGACTGAACGGGTTACAGTTGATCCTGAAGTTGGAATGTAGGATGTTCGGTACGCACCTAATTCACACTGGAATCCAGCCACAAAGAAATCGGCTCCCTGTGTGCCATCAGAAACATTACTATTATCACACTGACCAAGCCTAAACTCAAAAGATGTGTCTAAAGCTGTGAAAACAAGTTCGAACAGAAATATACCAGCGCCTACCTCAGTGACACGAACATCATCAAAAAATCCGCTAGTAAGTATTCCCGATGCGACTTTGTCTGTAAAATTAAACTTGCCACTATTTGAACCCTCACACCTTAAGCCTATACATTCCGAAGTTCCCGCTTCCGCATAAAAGCTAATGCAATACTGGCTAGACGCTACTACTGGGATATATTCTCTTAAATAGTTTAATCCTGAACCAGATATTCCCCCAGTTCCAGTATTCGTAACTCGAACCCTTGTAATGCCTAGTAAGGTTCCGCTATTGCTCCATGAAACATTAGCATCTTGCCACGATGTAAGATTTTCTGAATTTTCAAATAAGTTTGTAGCACTTTCTTCCAAGAGCAAACCAGCCGAAACCCATTGACCATTGTGTCTTTTGTATTGTTCTGTTACCTCTTCATAAACTGAGGCAAGCTGATGATCTCCGTTTGAATCTTGGTAATACTTTGTTGATGCACGTGAAGTGAAGGTTGGGATTGTAGGGATGTAGCTTGTTGGAAAATCACCTTGTTCAAGCTGTGCGCCCCAAACATAAATACCCGAAACTCCATCACCACTATAAGAAAAAGAAGAGCCATTATGAGTACATACCCTAACAGTAGATGTAGTTGAACCACTTGCTGAAGTAGTAAATACAGCCCAACATCTATACCAACCATCACGCACAGGCTCAATACCCACTGCATCGGCACTAGAATTAGTAGCAGTACCAGTTGTTAAATCAAACCAAGCTAATGAGATAAATGAACCGTCTTTATCTTGTAATCTTAGTCCCGCATTTCTTCCACCCTCTTTAAAATAGCACGATAATACATAAGTAGTAGAGTTTGATAAGGTAACAGCTTCTTGAGCTTGATGAATATTACTAGCTGTATTTTCAATAAGCTTTGAAGCATTAATTTTGCCATTAGGCGCTGTTACTACGTTAGGTATCCAGCTAGATTGTGAAGCAGTCCATTCTAAATTAAAAAGCTCACTAGCCCGTACTAAATTCGTCCGTTGCTCTTCTATCAACAACCCTAGAAGCTCACCTGTAACCGGATCATAATCTAATCTTGGAATGTTATTACCAACCGTCTCGATAAATCCATCGGCATTAACAACAGTCGCTTCAGAGGCTCTATCAAACAGAATCTTAGAATCATCGAACTCATTTCGATCAAAGAGAAGTGCAAGTTTTGAACGTACTGATAATAGTCCCATGATTAGGTAGTTAAATCGATTAGTAATTGATCAGCTAAAGCAACGGGGAAGTAGACGAGGCTTTTGAGAATACCATTAAACCAGTGATCGGTTGAATGATTGGAATAACCAATGAAAAGCCCATTCACAATAACAGTCTCACCATCCAAATCCTGTCCAAGCTTAACTCCATCAACGAACAAAGCGAATCCGTTTTCCTTGAGCGTGATAGCTAGCTTTATATCTTGTCCGGGAGTAGCCGAAGAAAAGACAAGGTCACACTGGTCTACACCTTCTTTTGTTACTAACAACTGGAAACTTCCAGTGTTATCAATGGTTAATAATATTCTATTAGCCGTTGATCCATCTTTGTTTAATTCAATTATTCGATGAATTTGACCTGAAATGTATTGCTCGGCACGAACTGTTGCTAAAAACGTTCCTTCATCCTGATTATAAAAATCATCTAGGATGCTACCTGATATAAATGGAGTATCAGCACTTCTTGTAGCCGTTGCAGTAGTGTAGACATCGGCTGAACGAGTTACTGCGGAACCGGAAGTCTCAATGTATGATGTTGGATAATACCCTAGCTCAACTTGTGCGCCATACAAATAAATCCCTGAACTTCCATCACCGAGATAGGTAGGATCAGCGCCATCTACACAACCGATATGAAACTGGTTATCTCCAACATACGTTGACGTGAATGCCATCCAAACCCTATACCAGCCATCCGTGTATTTCTCAAAACCGTACCCATTAAGATCAGTTGAAACAAGTGGTGTAATTGTTTCCGTATCAAACTCAAATCTAATAGAAGCCCCTTCATTACGATCTTCCAGTAGTCGAACATTGCGCCCATTAGATTTTACAAAAACACTTGCCACATAATCAGAAACCCCATCAAGTGCTACATTTCTTCGCATTCTATGAACAGAATTACCAGTGTTTTCAACTACTTGATCAGCCGTTAATACGCCATCAGGTGCATTCGCTACATTTGAAACAAGACTACAACCTGACTGTCCCCAAGCACTGAAGCCAGCACTAAAAGTTTGCTCATTCGTTGCAGAAGCCTCCATTAATAAGCCAGTAGGAACATATTGCCCATCTATATAAACATGATGATTGTCACGAGCCTCATCGATTGAAGCGGTTTGAAGCACACCATTTGCATCGGTATATCGAGCAGTCGTAGCACGAGAAGTGAAGGTCGGGATTGTTGGGATGTAAGAGGTAGGAAAAGAGCCTTCTTCAAGTTGTGCGCCCCATAAATAAATACCTGAAACACCATCGCCAGCATACGTTTTATTGTGGCTGTTTGAATTAGTCGTTCTAAATTCCATCCTTGCGGATGTTGAATCGGCTGTAAATGCCATCCACACTCGAAAGATATTATCAGCAAGCTCTTCATACCCATAATCAACCAAACTACCCGCTTTATCTTCGGCAAAATCTTTTTGATTGGTTCTGAAAGCTATTGCCGCATTGTCATTCACATCTTCACGAATAGCAATACCACGATTATTTACCCCTTTGAAGTAAACACTAACTGTATAGGTTAAGCCAATTGTAAGCCCCGATTGAACATCCTCAACACCATGTTCATCGTTTGCAGTGTTTTCTTGTAGGTATCCGGCTGTTACTTCATTGCTTAATAAATTGAGTTTTCTCGGAATAAGAGTTGCTTGTGAAGTAACCCAAGCATCCGTATTAAATTCACTATCAACTATTAAGTTCGTTCTACCCTCTTCAATCAGTAGTCCTTTTAGCTCTCCTGTAAATGGATCGTAATCTAGTCTAGGTACATCGTTAGCAACCTCTTCAATCTTTTTGAATTTATTAAACCTCGTAGCTTTAGAGGCACGAGAAAAGGAAACTACATTCTTGGCAACATTGCCACGATTAGGTAGGAATTGAAGGGAAGACCGTACTGGTAGGGTAGACATGACAAATTAGATTGAGTTTCCTCAACCTTCTTCGCCACAGGAACACCTTAATTTAGCGATTTATTGGCAGAAAAGTCAAAATGACTCGTCTTTGAACTTGTTCCTTATTCATTTTGTTTCGTAAACTTAGCCAAAATCAAATTACGCTGTCATGAAGAGACTACTTTTCCTACTAATTCTAGTTACTACAAGTATCCAGGCACAAACTTTAGAGCTTTATTCAGGATACTCAACAATTCTAAATCCTACCGTTTTTTCGGATTCTTACTCTCCATCATTTACTATTGGCGGAAGTGCAACACTACCGATGCTTGGAAGAGTAAACGTTCAGCCATTTGCAGATTACTCTCATTACAATGGTGACATTGACGGTTCTGATTTCTCATACATTATTAATGCTGGATTTAATATAAAGGCTGACATCCTAAAGACTCGGTTACGCCCTTATCTCCTATCTGGAATGTCTATCAGCTATCAATTCAATGATAATGCTCGATTAAATAAGCTTGGATTAAATATTGGATCAGAATATGACAATGTTCAATGGAGCCAGCGACTTCAGGCAGGATTAGGTATATCATTCGATATCAATGATACCTTCCACATATTTACCCAAGGCACTTATGGGTACACTCCTCAGACCGCAATCAACCTAGAAGAAGGATTTGTAGTTGCTGGTATTGGTTACTCTCTCTAAGGAGAATAAGAAGCAAGCTCTGTAATTTGCTTGAGTTCTCCACCAATTACCCAATGTAGTAATAGTCTGTAATCGCCTCCCGCATCCTTAGTTGGATCACTCCAAATAAGCACCGCTTTATTTGTAGCATCATTAGGATCTACCACAGCAATACTTTCAAAGGCTCGGATATTAGAGGCATCAAAAGAAGTTTTAGTGATATGGGCCTTTGGAAGAATTTCATGTGCGTGAAGACTGTAGAAATCCCAATTCGCAAAACCTGTATATCCATCAGTATATATTTGAACTCTAAACTCATCGAAGGCTGGATCGGTAAAAAATACAACTGGAACAGTGAAATCAATGTATTGCCAAGCACCGGAAAATGATTGAGAGGTGCAGGCATCCAGTGACTTAATAGTTCCCCAAGTACCACCTGTCTTTCTAACTTGAATAGTTATAGTTAAATCAGATGAACCCGCAGAATTGGTTTTCATATAGATTCGATCAATTTTTATGTATCGACCAAGCGGTAAATCAGAAGTTAGTAAACCGCTTTGTCCCCATTGTATTATTAAAGGACTACCACCATTGGTATTTGGTAACCCATCATCAACAATAGTATCAAATTCGGCTGTTTCTTGAATGGTATAATCATTCAGTACACCGTCTTCATCAGAGATTTTAACCGCTTCATAGTCGGTGCCATCTCTATCCTCATCTTTGATAATAATTCTAGGATTATCGCCACCATGAATTTCTAAATCACCACGAACAAGCTTTTCAGAACTATTAGTTACGCCTTGCGCACCTACTTCTAAGCCACCAATGTAGGCTCTTTTAACTGAAACAACTCCAATTTTATCAAATGCCCAACCTATAGTACCAGGGTTAGTCATGTTTCCTGAACCATTAATTGTACCATTCCAATTGTCAGACTTCATTTGATTGGCTGAAAACGTAAATCCGTCCATGTCTTGAGTAAGCTCAGAAGCCACATCACCTACACTAACTTTTGAAGTGATCGATGTAGCATTTGCCACAATAGATGCCTCGGCAGTTACTAATCGACTATCAATACCATCTACTTCAGTTTGGGTAGCTCTTAACCCGATATCGGTTGCATTCTGAGTGATGGAAGTCTCAGCCGTAGTTACTCTTCCATCTATGTTGGAAATATTAGTAACATTCGTTGCAATGTTTGTGGCATTGATTGAAATCGCAGAAGTATTACCAGTAACAGTGCCAGTTAGAGTATCTACCTCCGCTTGCGTAGCTCTTAGAGTAATGTCAGTTGCATTCTGAATAATCGAAGTCTCAGCAGTTATCAATCTTGTACCTATATCCGATACATCTGAAACTATTAATGCAATGGAAGCACTATTTACTGAAATCTCTGCACGATTTACCCGAATCCCTTCCTCACTACCTTGAGTGATGGTATCAATCTCAAAAGCCAGTAATTGAATATTCTCCGCAGTCTGAGTGATCGATGTTTCCGCAACAGCTAATCTCCCATCGATACTGCTGATATCGCTTACATTGGTGGTAATGCCAGTCGCATTTACAGCAATTGAAGCTGTATTTGTCGCAACATCCCCTGAGATCGTATCAACTTGAGACTGATTTGCTTTAAGAAGGATATCCGAAGCATTTTGAGCAATCTCGGTAGTATGATTTGCAACAGTGCCCGAAATAGTATCTACTTCAGATTGATTAGCTTTTAAGGCTATATTTCCAGCATTTAAAACAATGGATGCTTCAGCCGAAGTAACACGACCTTCTATAGTATCAACTTCAGTCTGATTTGCCTTTAGTGCAATTGCACCAGCATTTACTAAGATATCAGCTTCAGTAGTCGTAACTCTTCCAGTGAGTGTATCTACATCAGATTGTGAAGCCTTGAGAGCTATATCAGTCGCATTCTGAATTATGTTAGTTTCAGCAGAGTCTACACGTCCAGTTAAAGTATCGACTTCTGACTGCTCTACTTTCGTAGCAATCTGATTAGCCTGTACTATTAATGTTGCTTCATTGGTTGTTACTCGACTTTCAACAAGATCTACATCTGAAGTCAATGCACGAAGAGCAATTTGCTGAGAATTAACCTCAATGGATGCTTGGTTTTCTAAAACCCGTTCTTCATTGCCTTGAGTCACAATATCTAACTCTAGCGCCAATAGAGTGATGGAGCTTTGAGTTTGATTAATTGAAGTCTCTGCTGTAGATACTCTACCTTCCAGGATATCATAATCTGTCTGATTTACTTTTAACAGAATATTTGAAGCATTCACCGCAATTAAAGCCTCGGCATCGGTAATTCGCTGAGTCTCAATATCTAAATCTGATTGATTCGCTTTCAGTGCAATTTGAGTAGCATTTGCCGTGATGGAAGTCTCTGCCGTGGTTAATCGAGTATCGAGAATATCGACCGAAGATTGTGTAGCTCTCAGTGCAATTTCACCAGCATTCACTACAATTGAAGCTTCAGCCGTTGATACTCTACCTTCGATAGTATCTACTTCTGTCTGTGAAGCTTTCAAAGCAATCTGACCAGCATTCACTACAATCGAAGCCTCCGCAGAGTCTACACGTCCAGTTAAAGTATCAACCTCAGTTTGTGAGGCTTTCAAAGCAATCTGACCAGCGTTTACTAAGATATCAGCCTCGGCGGTAGTTACTCTAGTGTTTGTAGAGTTCAAACTTAACTGAGAAGCTTTTAGTGCAATATCATTAGAATTAACCGTGATGGATGCTTCCGCAGAGTCTACCCTGCCTTCAAGGGTATCCAAATCAGTTTGTGAAGCCTTTAATACGATCTGACCAGCTAATTGAATAATCGAAGTTTCATTGGCAGTTATTCGACCTGTCTGAGTATCTAAATCTTCTTGTGAGGCTTTTAAAGCAATAGAATTTGCATTCTGCGTGATGGATGTTTCCGCACTGGATACCCGAACTTCAACCGCATCAAATACCGTTTGTGAAACTTTGGATGCAATTTCACTAGCTTGAACTACCAAAGTAGATTCATTTACCGTCACCCTTCCTTCAACATTATCTAATTCCGTCTGATCAGCCTTTAAAACAATTGCTTGAGCATTTACTTCAATACTCGCTCGGTTAGAAGTGATTCTTTCTTCACTTGCCTGTCCGATTGTATCTAACTCAATGGCTAGAATCTGAATGTTTTCGGCGGTCTGAGTAATCGATGTTTCAGTAGTATCCACCCTTCCTTCTAGGGTATCAAAATCAGTTTGCTCTACTTTGGTTGATATCTGTCCAGCTTGAACAGTCAACGTTGCTTCGGCAGTAGTCAATCTACCATCAACACCATCAAGTGCTGTTTGATTAGCTTTTAATGCAATATTACCCGCATTTACCAAAATATCGGCTTCTGCAGTATCCACCCTTCCAGTCAGAGTATCCACACTAGTTTGTGAAGCTTTCAGTGCAATTTGCCCCGCATTAACAATGATATCTGATTCCGCAGTATCAACACGACCAGTTAGGGTATCTACCTCGGTCTGATTCGCCTTCAGAGCAATATTCCCTGCATTCACTAGGATTGAAGCCTCGGCTGTACTTACCCTTCCAGTTAGAGTATCAACTTCACTTTGATTGGCTTTTAATGCGATATCACCAGCTTGCACCAGTATAGTAGCTTCAGCCGTTGAAACTCTACTATCTATAAGATCAACATCAGTCTGATTAGCTTTTAGAAGAATGCCTTGCGCATTAACCTCGATGGATGCAGTGTTTTCAATAACTCGCTCTTCAGTTCCCTGACTTGTAATATCCAGCTCAAGGGCAAGAAGCGTTATTGATTGAGCATTCTGAGTGATGGAGGTTTCAGCCGTATCCACTCGACCTGTTAGGGTATCAACATCAGTCTGACTGGCTTTTAATGCGATATCTCCCGCATTTACTATAATAGAAGCCTCTGCACTGGTTACTCTTCCATCAATGGTATCAACCTGAGTTTGATTTGCTTTCAGTGCAATATTTGTGGTATTCACTCCAATGGATGAAGTATTGGAAGAAACTGTAGCTGAAAGGGTATCTACTTCAGTTTGATTGACTTTAAGGGCAATACTGGTCGCATTTTGAGTGATCGATGTTTCAGCATCCGTCACTCTCTGTTCAACTAAATCAAAGACAGATTGTTCAACCTTAGTCGCAATCTGACCAGCTTGGACAACAATCGAAGCCTCGGCGGTAGTTAATCGAGTATCAATTGCACCTACTTCAGTTGTAGTCGCACGAAGCGCAATATCTGTAGCATTCTGAGTAATCGAAGTTTCCGCAGTATTTACTCGACCTTCTAACACATTGAAGGTTGAAGTTTCAACCTTTGTCGCAATCTGACCAGCCTGAACAACCAACGTAGCCTCCGCAGTTGTCACCCGACTATCAATCGTATCCACTTCAGTTTGTGAAGCCTTTAAAGCAATCGCAGTTGCATTAACTACGATATCCGCTTCAGCCGTTGTAACTCTGGCCTCAAGATCATCATACGCTTGAGTCTGAGGAGAAACTTTACCAATCTCAAAGACATCTAAGTCAAAATCATCGCCGGAACCCTCACCAACATATAAACGAATACCGGTAACAGTACCCGTCCAATTGGTTTCATTCATCACATCAATGCGAGATACATTGAATATATCAGGATCAGCAGGAGTTGGCATTGCCACCTGATACCAGTTGGTCCCGTCCTTAGTGTATTCAAAAGCTACTCCCCATCCAGTACCCGCAATTCTCTGAAGTCGCACATAGATAATTGAGTTATCAGAAGTATCAATGGATAGTCCTGTTTTCTCGATATAAGCTCCCGAAGCTGTTGGATCTACATTAAGTGTGTAGGAACCTGTGGTAAGAGTCGCATTTGTACCAGTAAATCCTTCATCAGTGTTTAAAAACTGAAAACGAACCGCAGGAGTAAGAGCATCCAGTACCTCTGCAATTTGCTGGTTTACTTCTGTCTTTGTAGCTCGTAAGGTGATATCTGAAGCATTCTGAACAATAGATGTCTCAGTATCAGTAACCCGTTGCTCTACGATATCAAAATCAGTTTGAGTTACCCGAAGCGCAATTTCATTGGCATTAACCTCAATAGATGCTTCATTTTCAATTACACGCTGTTCATTACCTTGATTTACTAAATCTACCTCTAAAGCAAGAAGTGTAATCGATTGCTGAGTTTGCTGAATATCGGTTTCAGTTGTGGTTACTCTACCATCAATACTTACCAGGGAAGCTTCTGCGGTATCTAATCTGGACTTTGCATTTACAATCTCTGTTTCCGCATCCGAAATAGCTGTTTCAGCCGTAGTCAATCGTCCTACATTGCTTGAAATAGTTGCTTCCGCAGTATCAAGTCTTGTTTTAGCTCCATCTATTTCAGAGTTCGCAGTTATAATATCCGCTTGAGCTGTTGCAATCAGCCCTTGATTCGCAGTGATATCACCTTGCGCATTAGTTATATCAGTTTCAGCAGAATCCAATCGGGATTTAGCTGAAACAATTTCAGCCTCCGCTTGAGTAACACGGGTTTTTGTTACTGTAATTTGCTCTTCAGAACTTTGAGCAATGACATCTAATTCTAGTGCCAATAACTGAGCATTATCAAACGCCGTCTGAATATCAGTTTCAACGGTATCAATTCTTCCTTCAGCCGAAGAAATAAGAACAGCCTGTGCATCTATCTGACTTTGAGCAGAAGTAATAAGTGAAGCTTGAGAAGTAATCGTTGTTTCGGCGCTATCAAGCCTACCTTGGGCCGTTACTAAGTCAGCTTGCGCCTGTACAATATCTGCTTCCGCTTGTACAATTTGAGCCTCCGCATTTGCAATCAAAACTCCTTGATTGGCAATCAGAGCTTCAGCAGAATCGATATCGATAATTGCTTGATCGATTTGCCCTTGAGCTGTAGCAAGAGTCGTATTAACTAAATCAATAGCAGATTGTTTCGCATCCAGCGCATCATTCAGCCTAGATTCGGCATCAATTACTGCTTGATTAACAGCATCTATCCCTGATTGGAGAGCAACATCACTTGCTTGAAGAGCTGTAATTGAAGTCTGTATTCCTCCTACACCTAAACCAGTGCCAACTTGTGCTTGTAAATCAGAAAGCTCAATTATGACAGGTTTTTCATCCGCATTATCGGTTGTCATTGCAAACAGCCGATCCGAAGGATCAAGAACAATTACCTGTTGAACTTGTTGCTGGTCATTAAGTGGTTTGTACTGGATAGTAGGCATTATGCTATGAATCCGAGAATCTCGTTATTGATTGACAGTAAATACCCATCCGGATATTCCAGCAAATACAAAACATCGTTCTGCAATTCGCCTATATATTCCATCAACCTTTGAGCCTTCTCGAATGCAACCGCCTTCACTTCGAAGTCAATCAAACTGTTTAGATTTAACTGACTAAGCGCATTCACACCAGTAATACGAACTTCGTACAAGTTAATAATTCCCACACCCCCTAACAAAGTGCTATGCACATGATCGTAGGAATCAACAACGGACTGACCGAGTTTGTTTTGATGAGCGGTTAATAATCCAATGACTTGAATCGGAGAGGATTTTATTTGAGATACATTTGATACTAATGAACCGTTAACCGCACCTAATGGCTGACTAACTAGTTTCATCGGTTGTACTCACTGAATATCCATCTTTACCGAAAACAACCGCCCTTTCTTTTCCAATAAGCCCCGTTTGCTCGGCTTCAAATACTACAGAGTATTCATCTCCAGACTCGAACGCTCGTGCATCGCATGGAATAGTGATTTGCACACCAGCGTCCCCACCTACAACAACGCCAGTAAGTGAAGAGAAAGGACTATTTTCAATAGTAGAAGCAGATACCACTACATTAGCAACCACCCCTGAATACTCTAATCGAATATCATCATAGTCAGATTGATCAAAACTTACCGTGTAATCGGTTGGAGTTCCATTACCTAAAGCAGAAACCACTTCTTGATGAATCTGAGTCCAAGTATCCTCCCAACGCATTTTACCTAAAATCGTAACAGTAATATCAACATCACCGCCCGAATCATTGTCAATGGTAAGAACCGCAGATGCAGTTTCAGGATCAGGTTTTACCGTATTCAGTATTCCTTTGAACTCCGTTCCTTTGTAGAGCTTGGCAAGAATAATTTCGCCAGATACATTTACTGTAGGAGTAGTATATACATTTCTTTTAATGTCAGATTGATAGAGCTTAATCATTGTACCTAGCTTTTAACTTTATGTGGATAACGGACTTCTACTTCCGTTGTAATTTCTTCCAGATAGTGTGTTTCTGGAATCATCTTAGCCGAGATAGTAATATCAGCCATGTATTCACTTTTCCATTTAGGTCGAATCTTTTTTGAACCGACTAAATTTTTCACACTGGAAAATATCTTTGAACCAAATATCAGCCTGAAATCAAGCTTGTTATCATCGCTCGTATTCAACTCACCACGCAAGTACGCATATCGGAATCTCTTCAGCTTATCAGGAATCCCGAAATGAATGTTTTTCAATTCAATTAAAACATCTACCTCATTTAAGGTAGTGCTCTGAAAATCCAAGAAATCATCATTAACATTCTCTAGGGCATATAGATCTTCTTCAACATTGAGAAAGTGACGAATATCTTTAGCTGACGTGTACCATCTCTTAAACTTAGTCGAGTAGTGATAAGTAACACCAGTATCTAGGGCTACCAGTAATTCACGCTCATCATCATCCCGCTTTTGCTGTCCTATAGCGACAATACTTCCAAGTATGTCATGTACTGGATCACTGATAGGTTCAGGATTAGTACCGCCTAGCACATAAATCCCTTTAGCATTCGCAAAGACAATTAACTTTCCCAGGTTGATGAGTTTATTTTCACTATCAATACCTTGAGATACATCGATTGGTGTAATCACGGAGAACACCACATCTGCACTTGCGCTTTGCTCTAGCGCCCAAATTGAGTCTTCTTTGAACACGAATAGCGGATACTGACCAAACTGACCTTCTGAAACTTCAATGGCATTTACCGCAAACCCTACTACTCGAGAAGTGCTTCTACCAATTCGATACACTAAGGTCGATCCATAAGCCAATGGACTATTCACCTGACTTAATCTCACTTTATCAGGAACCACCAATAGTTCACTGTTTTCTGTGAGTGATGGATATAGCCAACTAAAGCCAATCGTTGATCCACTGTAAACCACCCCGCCAAACAAGAAGATAGTAGCGTAATTTGCACGTTCTCCTTTTTTCATGGATGCTCGGTATTGACGTTGAATTATCTGAGTACCGGCATTAGGTAATTCTGCGTAGATCGAGAATTGCTTTGCCCGATTATCAGGGTAAAAAAGCACCGAACCTTGTGGACTCCAATTTCCAGTAGCATCCGTGTAGGCAGTAAATTCAGCGCTCGTTCTTTTATACTCACCCGATTCAGTCTCAAGTTCAACTTCTACCTGAAATACTCTCTGAAGCGCAGAACCAGCTCCCGTGTATTCCGAATAGGTGGATGGAGAAATAACCGTCACGCCCGAATTTTGAGTCAGATAATCCAAATCAGTACCCGAAACAATCACTGAAAAGCTTTTAGCTCGGTCGCACGTCACATTTAAGGTGAATGATATCGCTCCACTTGAATCATAAGTAATCAACCAACTTCCATTGCCTTCATCAGTAACAACAATGTTACTCATGTTGGAAGTATTAGTAAGAGTAACTGTAGTTCCTGTAGACGGATTGCCTACTACTCGAAGCCCTTTATCATTACGAATCAGTAGATGATTATACAGTCCTTCTTTTTGATTTAGGAATGGTAGAATATAATCTTCCTTTTCCTGACCAAGCATCACTCGACTATTATAGGTATCGCACGTACCATGAGATTTTGCATGATGAGTTCCATCATCAATATCAGCATTTGGCAGAGCTGGTATAGCCTCTTCATTGGAAGTTACCAGCCTCCATAAATCTTGAAGCTCTACTTCATCGGTTGGATCGATATAATCAAAATCAGTCAATTCATACCAAACCGCCTCTTTTAGAAATTGATCCAGCTCTGTTAATCCTAGTTGTGTAGAATTTGTGCAAAGAACAGCAACACCCGAAATCTTGTCTTTCCAGTATTCAAAATCCGAAGGTGTAGTAGTCTGGCCGTACCCTTCCATGAAGAATCTCAAAAACGAAGTTTTAAAGGTACTATCGCCTTGATCGTAGGTAGAAGTAATTATCAATTCAGGAGCAGAGTGTTTTACCAGCGATCCATCACGAAGCCTAAAAGCATACCTGATAAAAAGCCTACCAGTATCCAATCCTTCATGAGAACCCGCATCTAACTGCTCTTGCGAGTAAGCATCATCTGAAGGCTCTCGCCAAGCTCTCATAATTGGAAGTTCAGGAAACTCAAAAGGAATCAGTAAATCATCTTCTAAGATTAAATCCTGTTGAGGAATACCGCCCTTAGTTACAGTGATAAACCCTGTATCATATAATTGCGTGAATGATATATCCCAGGAACCGCTATCTGTAGATGAAACTGAGTGAGAAACAACGGTTGCAAATCCAGGGGAAAGGTCAGGATCTATAATTTCAATAGTTCCATCGTTAAATAATCCAACTAATCTTGATAGACTTCCATCGGTAGAACCATGCTTACCATTTCTTGAGCGCTTATGCCAAAATAATTTCAGCAGATTTGATTCATTGGAATGATTGAAAGAAATCAGGGATCCATTCTGAAACTCATTGACATTCTCAATAGGCACCCATTGAGGATTTTCTACAAATCCTTCAGGACGTACTCCGACCATGTTTTCAGCTAATCCCGAGATTTGCCTTCTTTTGGTAGGACGAGCATCCATACCTAGAATCGGTATGTTTAATACTTCACCCATTAATACCAAGGAGCAGATTTAGGTTTTACAAATGTCTTGAAGGCACTACTCTTTTTAACCTGATTGGCGTACAGCTCATAATCGCCTCTAAACTGATCGCCAAGTTCAAAAGAGCCTAAATTTCGATACCACACATGAAGCACATAATTCAGTAAAGCTTTGTCCAATAATCCCTGAAGAGATTTAAACCCGCCTCCTGTCAGCTCCGCAGTAAGTTCTATGAATACTGAATCTTCATAGTCTTTAATGGTTCCTTGATTGAAAAAACGATTTCTGAAGTCTTGAACACCTTCATTGTAATAGCCAAGAATCAGTGTTTTAAACTCATCATCTCCTTCAGGAATCACTAAATCATGATCACTATGCACACGAAGAAGCAAAACAGTTCGTTGCTTTGCTTTTTCATACACATCTTCAAAGTCCAGATATATCTTATCGTTCGCCATTTTCTTCTCCCTTAAAGCCATTGTTTATTTCAACAAGCACTTTTTGGTATTCTTGAAAAGCCAAACCAGCCGAATCATTACGACCAGCAATCACCAGCACTCGATATACAGTATGCCACACTAGAGCATCTTCAAGATTCTCAGGCATATCGTAGCTCTTTAGAGCTGGCACATAAGTAAGCGCCGGAGAAGTACCTTTTGGATACGACTCAATAGCTTTATTGGAACTGTCAGAATTAAATGACTGCCCAGCCGTATATCGAACGATTACTTCACGAATTACTGTAGGAGCATCCACTTCAGTAAATGTCTCTCCTACTGCTGGCGCTCCCGCAGTTACATACGCCCAAAAGTGATTTTCTATTGGGCCATTTAAATCTGTAAGCACAAATGAATCAGGATCTACATTAGCAAAAGTATCTCCCAAATCATTTGGAGCTGAAGCTTCAGTAACCTCAACAAGAATAAACCCCGTTGGAACTACCCCACTTTGAGCTTCATGATAAGGCACGATAAATGCTTTAGGCTTATCATTCCTTCCACGTCTCATAGAGAATTGCTGTTGCTGATAGGCGCTTGTATCGTCAGAAATCAGCCCTGTAACGTTTCTATTCCATTCAGAATACTTCAGGCTAACAAACCTTAAGAAATCGGCAGGAAGGGCTAAAATTGAACCATACCCATCATCGGTATCAACAGGCGAGAGCGTAGTATCTCTAACCGAAGAATCAAGTATTGTAAATCTGTCTACGGAAGTAAGAACCTTACGAGCTGACTTATCCAACTCGAACTCGATATCTCCGTAGTTGATATCATCATCGCCAATATTAGAAGCGCTCTCAGAGTATTCATCTACTCGAAGAGCCACTAATTGCTTCAGATAATCCAGTTGTGCTTGTTGTTCAGTCGTAAGTGACATGATTTACTCCTTAGTTGGTTTTTGACCGTCCTGATTTAAATCCAGTGCCCAACCGAACATATCAAATAGAAGTTGCTCGATAGCGATCAGGAGCTTGTCAAATAATTCTGCTTTCTCTTTATCTGATATCTTTTCTCCATCTTCACTGGTTTTAGATTTAGCTTCACGGTATTCCTTTATGATATCTGTCAATGCAGTCGCAAACTTCTGAGTAATACGACCAGTAGTAGCAAGCCAAGTAACAAACATGGTTAATGCCACACATACTATGATGGTGCCCCACTCGGCAAATTCAAATCCTGAAAATAGTCCAGTTAATCCAGTTAATAATTCCATTTCTGTTATTCCTGCAATTAAATTGATAACACTTATCACACCTGTTAGATCAAGTGAAGTAATGGTGGTAATTACCGCACCTACACCACCGATAATGGTCTTACCGGTCTTGTTCTTACCACTCAGGGTTCGCCCTAGCGGTTTATCATTCCAAAAGCTCTTTTTGATCTCAACAGGAGGCAGATCAGGCACGTCTACTTCTTTCAGCTTTACATCACGTACTTTGCCGTTAAACAAGCTCTCAGGAGCGCCAATTCTTCTTCTTTGTAATTCGCCTTCACCCATCTTTGTTTTCCTCACCCTTTGTTATATATCGAATGAATTTCGTAGCAGAGAAGGCCACGGCAATTACTACCAGTAAGGCATTGCCTATTTCAGTAACCGCACTCGATATCTGAGATATGATTTCAATTAAATTCAGCTTTGTCACAATCAAGGTGAAGAAAGTCGCTATCCATACTTTCATTACGTCAAAATTCTCTATCATGATGTCACCTTATCTAAGATTTGAATGAATACATCCTCATCGCTCAGTAAGGCTTTCGATACTACTTTATAGAACTCTTTATATCCTTTCACTGAATCCAGCAACTCACCACTGCCGTCTAAATTCGTGTAACACCCATTCCCCACAAGTAAACATCCATCGGTATCTTCATCGGTATTTCCAGGATGAACAAGTACATGAGTGAATCCAGGCACATTGCATATTTCAAGCATCCCTACATGGAAGTGCTTAAATCGCTTCGAATAGCGGTTATGAAACCCGCCTTCAGTTCGAAGTCTTACTCTATACTTTCCTGCTGGTATTGCTGTCTCACCAGCTACTTTCACCACTCTACGCTCATCTTCTAAGCCAAACACGTAGAACTGGCCATCTATGAACACTAAACTCAGTGTATCATCTGCCGAACCGCTAAATCTGATTACTCGTATTAACATTGCTTTGTTATTAAAAAAGCCACCACCCTTTCGGGCAGGGCTTTTTGTTCGCTGTGGTGAAGAAGGTTAAGGTTGTGAACTTAACCGGAGGTATTCTTTACAGAGAGAGATTCGGGAACGTTACTCCATTCGCCTCGGCACTGGCCAAGATCTTATTTGGAGTATTAATGGTTCTCGCATCAACACTAAAATTCTCTCGCAGATAATCTTTTGCCTGATTGATGTTTGTAACATCTTCGACTGTGATAACCCCGTCACCATTGGTATCAGTAGTCTCTTCAGCTACAACAGTTTCAGTTTCTTCAACAGGCTCTTCAGGAGCAGGCTCTTCTTCAGAAGTATTCTCTTCTTCTGTAGCTTCCTCTTCCTCGTCCGCATCTATGATCTCAACAGCTTCTTCCACTTCTGCTATAGGACGTTCTTCAACAAAAGCTGGCTCACCAGTAAATACCGTTGGACGCTTCTCACCTTTCAGCTTGTCTGCATCTTTGACGATAAATCCTAATGAGTGATTAAACAGAGGATGCTTTTTCAGGGCATTCGCAATGTCTTCGTTTGGAGCTGTATATCCACCATTAGTGATTTTGATCGAGATAGTCTCTTCATCCACTTTAAGATCAGTGCTGAAAATTCGACCACTAATTGACGGATAGAAAACTTGTCTAACTTTACTCATTGGTATGTGTGTTTGTATTCAAAAATTAAAAGTAGAGAGCCGAAGCCCTCTACTCTATGATCTAAACTTTCTTGATAGCCATGTGGGTATCAGGATAACGCACTTGAAGCGTAGAAGTCTTGATCATACGTGTAGCATCTACACGCTTCTGACCAGTCTTATCTAGCTCAAGCTCAGTCTCTTCCATTGGCTCAAGAATACGCTCACGAATGTGCGCCATATCCAATGAGAAAGCATCACCAGCACGTCCCATTTCATCGAAGCCTTTGTGATGCTTCAACCAAACTTTACCGTAATTGGTAGTTACTTCACTAATCTCGATACCGAGTTTCACTTTGGTTTCCTTAGAAGCCAACTGCTTCTCAACCGAAGGAGTATTCAATACTTCCTCGATGAAATCAGCACCGCCTACAACCAAACGAGTCTGAGAGCCAGCATTACCGGCAAACATTTTCTTCGTTAGGTTAATCCACTTAGCATTGTTAATGCTTCCAGTAGTGTACGTATCCGCTTGACCAGCGAAATGCTCAATTCCACCAACAGTGTACACATAATCATCCTTGTTAGGATCGTAGGTTTTACTACGTGGGCCAAACAACCAAGCGTGTTCGCAAGAGTTACGATAATCGAAAAGAGCAAGGTCATGCTGAACGCTTTCATCGTTCATGTAACGTTGCATTCTCTTCAACAGCTTTTCCATCTCGATTTGGAGAATGAAAGTCTGATTGTAGTTCCACAAGGTTGTACCTTCGCTCCCTTGTGCATCCGCTTGCGCCTGAGTCGCAGTAGCACCACGAGACTGACGGTAGATTGCAGTTGCAGAAGGAACAGCAGGAACTAACGCATCACCAGTAATGGCTTTCACGTCAATGGTATTACCCGCAATGTTACGGTCAACAACTAAGCCTCTGAACTCCGTAGCTGGAGCGCCGTGAGTGATAGTTGGGATATACACGATATCTCCAATACCCCACATTGCCACATCAGCAACAGCAAAGGTTTCAACAGCATTAGCACCGCCAGTAATATTACCAGTAGTTGCATCTTGCCTTGGGAAGTATCCTACTTCAACCCACTCAAACTTACGTTGAGCACATGGTTTAGCAGATTGCATTGCGTTAGCGACAGTCGTAATAGGAAACCTGTCAGGTTTGTACATTACAACGATATCGTCAACGTCACGCTCAAATAGATCGGTTGGATACGTCTCCTCTGCGATGGTTCCCACTGAGGTAACAGCGAGAGAAATAGAAGAGGCTCCACCAGCCAATCCAAACAGTTCAGCAACGATTTCGATATCAAGACCGACCGCTACCATGCACACCATGAAGAATAAACTCGCTAGTGCGCCAAGAACTTGGGAAAGGTTAAATTTACGCATTGTTTTCATTTTTAAGGTTTTACCTCCAATCTGTGTTCGCAGAGCTTGATACAGCTCCAACCAGCGCTTTCTTGCCCCTAGAAGCTTCTGAACGCTGTCTTAATGAACCTCCCGATTGAAGATTCGGGGTTCCATCCCCTGTTTTTTGTTTTGCTTTTTTTACCTCCTCAATGGCATCGTTCTTAGCCTTCACCGTTGCTTCATCCACCTTTTGCTGAACATTCTTGTCATAGCTGAGTCCTTTGTACATCACTTCTAGGAACTCATTATCAATTAGACCATTGGCTATGTTTGAAAAGATTCGATTAATTTGACCTTTAAACTCATTCCCGCCTTTCTTGTCTAGTTCTTTGGTCTTCAGGAACTCATTCCAATTTGTCTCTGAAACTGAAGCATTCTTTTCCATTAGCTCTTTAGCATCTTGCTTCTTTTTCTTCTCAGCCTTAATTCGTTGCTCTCGCTCAAACTGACGGCGAACCACCTTCTTGTAGCTGTCAGGATCGTTATCCTTTAATTCAGCTTGCCACTCTTCAAAATTAATTACCGAAGCCAACGCTTCAGGCATTTCCAATCCGTCTTCAGAAATAAGACGAGCCACTTCCACCATATCTTCACTCATATCAAACAAGTGAGTGAGTGATTGGAATGTGTCTTTCTCTAAGGTTAGAGCTTGATGTTCAGAAAGGATTTTTGCGAATGAAGCTTCAATAGCCTCAACATCGCCAAGCTCTTCTTCTCCGAGAATCGGAGTTAATTGCTCAATAAGGTAGGAATAGTCCTTAACTGGTTCTTCGGAACCTTCACCAGCTTCCGCTTGGTCTGGATTTTCTTGAGCGCCTTCGACTCCTTCAATGTCTTGCGCTCCTTCAATATCATTGGTTTTATCTTCATCTGATTCTTCACCATCATTCTGAAGTTCTTGTTTTCCGAACTTTTCTTCAAATCCAGGTATTACTCCTGCGAACGCACTTGAAGCTATGCTCGACAGTTTTTTTCCACGTCCCTCAAATTCAACATCATTGAGTTCTTCCAGTTCTTCGGCTTTCACCTTCGCACCTTGCGTGATTTTATCCATCTTTATGTATGTGTGTTTGTATTGATTCCCTAAACGAAAAAAGCCCGACTCTTCCACTTGGGAAAAACCGAGCTTTACAAACGCTTGGGTAAAAGAGAAAAAAGCTATCATTCTATGGCTGAGAACCACAAATTGATAGCCTTTTCGCTAACTAATAAATATGTAACCTTAATAAAACTTCTGCTGTTGCAGATATGTCAATTAAAAGTACCTAAAATTTTGCTAAATACAAATCAAGGGGCATCTGAATTAACATCCTCTAAATATCGGACGAATATTCTACGATCACTGTAAACTTCTCTGATATGACCAGTTTCTTCATCACGTTCAAGCACAAGGATCTTTTTCTTCTTTCCAGCTACATCTAGCACTAAATTCAACAGAAACTTAATAGAATCTGTGTCTAGTTTCGGGTTTCCTTGTCGCTCTCGGTAACGGTGCTTGTTTTCCGTTCTTCCGTTTGCCAATATAGCTTATATGTGTGTTTGTATTAATTTGGTTGAAGCTGTCCTTGACTCTGAATCGCCTGAAGCATTTCAGGGGTAATTCCTTGAGAAGACATTTGGCCTTGTAACTCTTCTTGCCGACTTCGAACTGTTTGTAACAATTTATCAGCAAATGGCATAGAGGTATTTTCCAAGAACTCTTCGAAAGTAATATATTGATTATTAAGGAAATTCATCAAGTAAGTATCTAAAGTTTGACGGAATACCGCAGTATCATTGGTATGACCTAGAGATACATCAAATTCAATCCCTTCAATGTCCTTTGGATCATAGACGGCATTCACCGTATTCTTCATTCCGTTTCCGGCTACTCGAATAAATCTACGCTCAGTATAATACTGCTTGATGGTTTTGAGCACCTTCCAGTTTCTATTCTCCATAATTGAATAGAAGAACTCAAAGAAATCCTTGTTTCCAACGGTTGCATTATCAACCCGAAGTGCATACAAAGAAGCTGGCTCTCCTGAATTTGGTCGCTCACCTTGCATTGCATCATTTACAGAAGAAATACCTTCTAAATAATCTTGCATGATTTTGAGCATTTCAAACTGCCCAACCTGAATGGAATTTTGCTTGATTGGCGTTGGTGGTGGCATTCTAGGAATATGCGTGTAATACATGATTCCGTTATACTCCACAAATTGATCGGCAAAGGTCTGACGATCCATATCCGCAGGAACATACTCATCAGGAATTGCCCATAAATCTTTTGCCCCTTTCACCATGGACTTATCAAAGAGCTGAATCAATCGATTCACAAATCGTTGCTGGTCAAGAATCGAAGTAACCAGTGACATTGTTCTACCATCAATAAGCGGATGATAACCGAATGAATATGGATGTTCTTGATGCTCATACGGAGTTTCCATCTCCTGAAGAATATGCCCTAAAGGAGTAATGTAGTACACCTTCCAAAATGACTCTCTATCACTATCCAGCTTTAGTAAAGGAACAGCATCTTTTTGAGTAACATCCACACCTACTGATTTCGCCTGATTGGTTCTAACTCTGTTTACAAAGTCAGTCAAATCTTCATAGGAATAATCTTTAATGTTCTCGATCTGCAAGTCCATTTTCTTGAAGAGCTTTTCGAAGAACTCATAACTGGCTCTTTTTAGTGTGCCATCAGAGTAATCGTGGATGAAATCAAACCATCCATGCTCTTGTTTCCAAAACTCAATGATGCGCACCTTGTTCTGATTGTCAGGTACATAGAAGTTACGATGCTTTTTCAGGTAATCCGGATATCGAGCGTAGTAGGTTTCATCGGGGATATATGGAAACATCTCACGAATCCGCTTCTCATCTCGCTTATTTTTAGCAAAAGCATTGAGCACCACATCTAAATCAACATCCTTCAGTTCTCCAACGGCAGATACATCAAACATTCGAATGTCTCTAGCATCCACATTATAGAAGAATCGTGTTTGATCGATTTGGTCAATCCGCACATCGGAATGGTCGTAGCGATCCCAACGCTGATACTGTGTTTTCCACCCACAACCCGCACTGATTAGGAGTTCCTCGAACTCTGAAGCATCTAATTCTTTGGCTTTATTCTTATCCAGGGAAGCTTGAACGGCTGAAGTCATTCGTTCTTCTTGCTCTGAATTTTCCTCATTTCGAGCGTATGCAATAGGATCAGGATAATTTACCCTGAATTGTCCTTTTAGGTTTCGAAGTATTTTTGAGAGTAGGTTGTTGACAATAGGCATTCTACCATCTTCGAGAATGTATTGCTTTTCGGTCATGGTTCGACCGTCAGGAAGCGTAATGGTATCATTCCATTGTTCACCAAATACATAATCAATAGCTCTTAATCGATCCGCTAGAAATCTTCTACGGTCGTTAAATAATTGCTCTGCTTCCTGTAAAAGCTGTAATCCTTTATTGAGTTCAGGATTACTAGAAGATGTTCGTGTTTTATTCATTGGAGTTACCGATTACTTTTTGCAATACGCTACTCCGATCACCACGACCTTCTACTTCGTTCACCAAACGATTGAATGCAATATAAAGCTCATATTGAGAATCAGCAACCTTACGGAGCTTATCTCGAACTTCACGATTATCAGTTGAATCTTGTTGATCCATTAGCTGTCCTCGATACCCATTCAATTGGCGTAACTGGCTCTTCACAGCTCGTAAATCATTGTATAATCCTAGAAGTTCTTCATTTTCTAGGGCAAACTGTTCACCTTTCGCCACCTGACCACTTTCGTAGTAAGATCTATAGTCAGCAAACAGCCCTTCAATTTCCTTCTGATTCTCGATGAAATTCTCTCGAATAACGGTTTTACTCACTTTTCCGTACATCGATCGAGCAAACGGAACATCGTAGATATCGTACAGCTCCGCATCTTCAATACCTCGTACATGGTCAGAAATATTCTCTGCTGTTGAAGCAAGACCGCCAATGAATTTGGCTGGCCCACCACCCACAAAGTTGAATACATAATCAATGTACTCAGGAGAGACATCAATAATGCCTTCGGTAAATTCGTCTCCACCGGTAACTTCATTCAAGCTTTCCGCAATTTTCTTCGACAATGAGGAAGCGTACGGATAGAATTGCTGGCTCTGAGGAGGTTGAACCGCATTTGGGAATGGTTCAGGCTTAATTTGATTACCCGCAAAGTCTGTATTGGTAACTAATTCGAATCCAGGTTTAAGCAAAGTCGGCAAGAATGTTTTATAAGTAGCCTCACCGAAACTATCACCCGATGCAGTTCCTATTGGATTGTAGGCATCAACGGTAACAACCGCCATTTCAAGAGCACCTTCACTCAGTTCCAAGCTATCATTGGCAATTCTGTTAGTGATATCTCCCACCGCCCAATAAGTATTGTATCCATAAGGAAGCGGAATCTTGATAAAATCATCAGGATCATCACTGAACAGATTTGGAATAATAATGTTATGGTGACGAGTCCAGTCAGATATCTTGTCATATCTCCATTCTTCATCATCATCCAATCCTAGCGCCGTTCTTAGCAATTCATTCCACAAGAAAGAAGTAGCCCCTAGAATAACAGGAGTAGCCATTGCCCGTGTCTGTATTCCTCGATGCTTGGAGAAGAAAGGACGAGCTTGACGAGCCACACCTTGAACCGTTGCATTGAAGAACAGGAACAATGAACCCATGAATCCGCTTCGGTTTCCTTTCTGATTGAAGTTCACTGTTAGATTACGAGCATAATTAGCAGATTGCTTTGCTGTGTAAGGCTTATTGGTATCTGGATTAATTACTTTATTGTAGTATAAATGCTTGAATACACTCACACGAGCAATGTTCTCCAAGATTCGGTTGTAATCATCCACAAAGGAACCAAGCTTTTTGAGTCCATTTGCCATGTTGTTTTTGAAGGAATGATCCTCAACTGCTTTCTTCAGGTTTTGAGTACGCTCTTTCACTTCATTTAACTGCCAATAACCAGTGATAGCACCATGCTTCATGTAGGCTTTCATTGCCTTACCCCACTCTGAATCATCGAACTTACCTTTTCGGTAGTAACTTCTCAGTGCTTTGAAAGCTCCCGCATACGCCACTGGATTGATAACTTTAGAGGCATCAGCCACACTATTATCAATGGAAATGTTGATTAACCCTGTCCAGCTATCCCGAATAAGGTTACGAAGTCCAAATTCAGGAGAATATTGAGTAACTACATTTCGAAGCCATCGAACAGCAAGAGACATTGTTGCTAAATCTTGCGGAATACCTTCCACATCCATCTCTTTGAATGCTCGTGCCAAATGAGGTTTCGTTACTTCAATTACCACTGGTCGACCATCTACCATTAAACGAATATTCTTTTCTTCATAAACGTTGGTAGCTTCTTCCCATAACATTTGCTCATTCTCAGGATCAAGAGAACGCTTCACATCACCTGATAAAAGTTGGTCTGCAGTCGGCTGATCATAGGAAGCTAACCACTTCTCTTTGCCTGTTTCTTCATCAATCTCACCCGTTCTTTTCCAGTAAACATTGCGAATACGGAATAAATCAGCTCGATTGTAGTTTTCCTTCACAAATTCCAATAGAGTTTGCTTCACACGGTTCTTTTCCCCGTGAATAATAGCAGTATCATTCATAGCCATTACATAGGCTAAGATATCACCAGCTTTACTTTCACGACCCTCCATCTTCTGATTACCCGCATACATCGTTGGATCTATATCCATCAGCTCTTTAAATCCACGAAGAGGCACATAGTTCTCAAATCGCTTTCTACGAGCACCAAACTCTTTCTTCGAGATTAACCCGCCAACCATTTGAGCACGAAGTGTATTCTCAGTGATTCCGTACACATATCCTGCCACATCCTGTATATCCTCCAGGATTCCACGTTGGTCGAGTTCTCGCATTACCTGACGAGCTTCAGTATCACTCATACCTGATTGAGCATCACCGCCTCTAGGATTCTTTTTAAACAAATATTCATTTCGCTCAGTCGCATGGTTCGCATACAAATACTGGCGTAAATCTTCGTAGGAAACACCCTTTTCTTTATTGAGTGTTCTCATTTGTCGAAGCAATGGATTTAGGTAGTTTTGCTCGATATTCTTTTTCTGAGACTCGATTCTACCATGATGATTTAACTCATCCTGAATGAAGTTAGATTTATCGTCTATTCGTCCACCATCTTTTACAACACCTTCTTGGATGCGCTGTCCATCAATGAACTTGTTTTGATAGCGCCGGATTAACCAGTCTATCTTTTTATTCTGATATTGATGAAATACCTCTTCTAAAGGTTCTTTGGAAAGAATCTTGAAGCGAATATCAGGATCATTAGGATTGTATTGTCCGTTATTCTCCGTAGAAGATTTGATTTGATTTGGCTCAAATACTGAATACTCGGTATAAGAATTAGATTGTTCATTCACTGACCAAATAATACCGTCATATCCTTGGCTCTTAATCTTCTGAATATCCTTGCTAGTTATCAGATAATTAGGATTAGACTGCTTTCTAGCTCGGTTTTTGTAAATCCTTTTTGAATAAAGCTTAGTTAAAACCGCTTCAGCTCCATCAGAGCCATATACTCTGAATGGATTCTTTATTCTGAGGCAGGAACCATACACCCTGCCGTTTCCAGCTCCCATTCTATCAGCATAATCTTGAGCGTAGCTTTCATTATTTGTAAAGTAGATACCTGAACCTAGATTACCACGCTTACCTTTCTTAAAGGAAGTTAAATCCTTATTCGTGCTTCCGTGATAAACCACTAATGGATTGCCTTCAGTATCAACTACTTTGGAATCACTAAACCATTCAGCAAAGTTTTTCTCATCCGCAATTCTAAATGCTTGTCGCATGATAGTTCCATCGGCATACAAGGATACTTCGGAATCCACGAATCGGCGCATATCAGAGAGTAAATCAATTAAATCAGCACGAGAAAGCTTAGTCTGTATTCCTAAATGATCGGCAAGGAAGTCCTGAACCCATTGAATCGCTCTGTCAAGAAATGTCTTATGAAGATCGTTTTCAGCCATGTGTGCGATAAACTCCTCACTGGCTATCATTCTATCGTCATGCTTTCGCATATCAAGATCGTACTTCTTAGCAATACGCTTGTATTCTGCATCATTCTTGAACGACTCATAGATACCTAATGTCAGTTCATTGTAATCCTTCTCATACGCATCACGATTGGCAGAATTAGACTGTAGAAGTCCTCTGAATCCCATGTGACCAACTACTTCATGGAGTAAGGTTTTTTCCAGTTCTTCACGACTCTTAATGTTTTGCGCAAGAATGAATACCTCACCATCGAGATACAATCCACCAATCTTCTTAGGATCTTCTTTTATGTACTGCTGAATAACCCATGGTAACTCTTCCTCAGATCGGGCAATATGAATATGCTTCTTTACTCTCCAATCCTGAACAAGCTCTTCAGCCATTTGAGCAATATCTTCCGTTTGCTTGCTTATAACTGGCGCAACATCATCAAGTATCTTTAGACGTAGATTTGGCTTTCTCGTCTCTGCAATTGGATCATCAGGATCAACTTCCCCAAAGATGTTATGTGCTCTTTCTAAGTAATCGAGTACAGCTCCAATATCATAGCGTTCAACCACGCCACGCATTGTCTTTCCTCTTTTCTCGAAATCACCCTGAATGTAGGTTGCAAGCTTTTCATCTAGGAAGTATTTACCTCCACGAGCCTTGGAAGAAGGAACTTCCAGCAGATAGTTTCCATCGTAGTCTTTGGAGAAACCAACACCACCGCTTAGTGAAACTTTATCCCAATATCCTTCCATCTCTTTCACTTTATCGGTGAGCTTGGAAGCTTTCACTCGAACTTTCGTGATTTTGTTTAATTCTTCATCTCGGATACCCGAAGGAAGTATCACGCCATTGTTCAATTTTCCGTCATTGGTCGTATAAGAAATCAATCGACCTTTGGAGCCAAGCTTATTCACTGCTTGCAGAATATTACCAGTAGCAATGTATCGAGTCTCGAAGTTGGCAGAGCTTTGGTTGTGGTTCCAACCTTCACGAATATTTCTTTTTGCGTATGGACCAATCATGCTTTCAGAAAGTGTAGCTCTCACAAACTGAATAGAACTACCAGGTATGGTAATTGTCCGCATTGAATCATTGGTAGCGAACTTGAGCTTCACATTACTTGGAGCGAAAGGGTTTTTCGCTTTCATATTCACATGATGTCCAAGGAAAATAGCTTGCTTTACTTCTTTAGAAGCGCCTTGGGAATCAATTGGAATCATATACACCTGTCCAACTTCGAACGGTCTGAACAGTTTGTTTACCACATAATCACGAATACGATCTACATCTTCATTGATTTTGTTCAGTTTCGCTTGGTCAAAGCTTTTTGCAAGCCTAGCACGAGCAATTCTGTCTTCAGCCTTCTCATCGATGCTAGATTCAGCCTTCTTAATCCACTCAGAAGTGTATTGTTCTTCAGATCGACCGTCTAGTTCTTTTTCAACCAAACTGTTAATCTCTTCAATCTTCATTGGTTTACGAAGAACTTTAGCCTTCACTTTCTCCATGTAGGTATTACCGCCAAAAGCAGAACCCGAATCACGACCTTGAACCAGTAGTTTCTTTTCAATCTGCTCAGTCTGTAAATCGAAGGAATCAATCACTAAATCATTTTCTCCGTACTCATTGAGCATTTCAATCAGGGAAGCATATCGCTCTGATATCTCCTGATAAAACTCTTCTTGAATCTCCGAAGGCATGAACGCCATTCTGCCGGTAGTCTTCATTGCAAGATTTTCGGCAGGAGAATCATCGTCTCTCCTCATAGGTCGTTGCATTGCCTCGTTCAAGTCTTCATTCTCTTGCAAATACTCATAGACAATCTTATCCCCGTACTTATTGATGAAATCTTCCATCTCCAAGAATCCTGATGATGTTTTCTGAGAAGAAGTAGTATTGGCATCCAGTGACTTAATCTTCTTTTTCAGGATCATCATTAGTCGAGTTTCCGCAGGAATCGAAGAAGTGATATATTGGTATTCAGGAAGGTTTACTTGTCCTGTACGGAAGATTCTACCCCATTTCTGAACCTCTGTATTGATATTTAGTTCAGGCTGGTGAATAATCATCACACGTTGACGTTGATCACCGAAATGTTCTGAAGAGTGAGCTGAAGCACCAGTAGCGCCGGAAGAGTTGATAATAAGAGCATCAATCTCTCCTTCATTGAATCCGTTGAATAAGGTATTCTTATCACGCTCTTTTTTGGCACGAATTTTAACTACTCCTTTATTCTCGCCCGTCAGATCGATTTTCTTGTTTCTACCAGTTACTTCACCAATGTTATAACCGCCTTTCTCAATCTTATTAACAATGTAGTCCAATGGTGAAGCGATAAGCTCTTTAGTGATGCTATTGGCTTTTGTTACAATCTCATCGAATGCTTCCTGACCATCTGCAAACAATTCATTTACATCAAGAATCTTGTAGGATTTTCCACCAGTGATACCGCTACGTTCCACATATTTCATAACCGAACGAAGTGCTCTTTCAAGAACTACACCGAAATGTAGATCTACTTCTTCTCCAACATCGAATAAATCATTGACAATGGATTCCATTGTACCACGTACAGCGATAATAGGCTTACGATTATTCTTGATTTCCTCGATCGCTCTGTCAGCAACGGCATCAGCTTTCACACTGAATAACATTTGGTCGACTACATTGTGAATCCGTGAAACGAATGGTTGATTATCCACACCAGCCATTTTCACCCCTTGGTTTCCATTGAACTGCTTTCCTTCATCTTTCAGCTCTTTTTCACGAGCTTCGAGAACAGGCCATACATGAAGCTTCTGAAAATCGATGATATCACGTAGTACATCACTTACTTCATCATAGAGCGCATGTTGAGCCACACCTTCAGGATTTAGGCTACCATTATCATCAGTGCCAATTACTTCAAAATCACGCTTTACGCCCTTGAACGATCGTTGACGGCGCACCATCTGTCCAGAGTCTACCAAATCAGAAGAAAGTATTTCCTGAAGTGCTACTCCTCCACGCTCGATAGCCTCAATCAGCTCATCCATATTCATCGAGACATCTGAGATATCAGTTTTTACGGCATACACTGGCATATTATTCGGTCGCTTGGCAAAGGTAGCCGACAAGTACACTGCACCTTGAGCTTTATCCAATTGCTCAATCACGAAAGCACCAGTATTGGAAGCGCCGGAAGCATTATGAGCCTCATCCATGATGATAAGCGCTCTGTGAGCTATTCGTTTCACAAAGTTTCTCTTATCCTCATAGCGAGAAGAAGATATCTGAGAATATGTCATTGCTACATAGTCGTAGCTTTTTAGTGCACCAATTGGTTCTTCACTCTTCAGTAAATCTTTATGCTTTTTAGCTGGTAGAGTTTTATGAACCGTTTTTCCTTGCTTATCAAGAATCTTTGTATCACCATTTACAATGAATGGTTTGAAATTCACTCCGATATCCACCAAATCTCGGTGCATATCCGTGAGAAGGTTATTCTTTTCGGTGATGAATACTGGTATCAATCCTTGTTTTTTAGCGTAACGAATCATGGTCGCCGCAACTCGACCTTTACCAATACCTGTTTGATCTCCTACAATCAGAGATTTACCACGCTGAACCTGTTGAATTGCCAAGGCAACGGCATCGATTTGCTCACCAGCCAAGGAATTGTACAAATCATCAACATCTTTGAACCCTACATTCTTGATAACAAAGCTATCCACATTACCTACAGAATCAGCTAGTCGGTTCAATGAACCAACCATACTCATTGCCATAGTTGCTGGCATTTCAGTTGTAATAGGAGTTCCATCAGAAAGCGGAGAATAGAGGATATTCCCGCCTTCATTGTTTACAATTTGCTCTAAAGAGATTCGAGCATCAATCGTAGATTTCTCTGACGGTAAATTCGATTGATTTCGGTCGGCATCTTCGGTTGATAGTTGGTCTTGTTCTTGCTGGCTATCTCCCTGAAGTCCGCTAAGTGTGTTTGTATCGGATTGCTGTTCAGTAGCAGTTGTGCTAATTCCTGATTGTCCGTCCCTGGTACTAGAGTCTCCAGTTCGGGAACCATCTGTGCTATCAGCTCCTTCGCTTCGGGTTCCTCCTTGATCACCGTTTGAAGTTCCTCCTCCAAGTACGGTTCCAAGTCCTCCACCTTCTTGATCGATTTCGTTGGAGCTTTCACCAGAAACAGAATCAGATGAACCGCTTCTTGATACCAGCTCGGATTGTAATAAGGCTTCATGATTTGCTGGTGTTAAATACTTGTTTATACGTTCGTAAAATCCTTCGAAAGAGTCAACGATATCGCCATTGACTGCTTCTTGTAACGGCGCAAGTCCTTGCGGAGTTTCCTTGCGACCATTTACCAATATCACACGGATCGGGAAGCTTGCCCCTTGCTTTCGGTAGAGCTTACCCGACACATTGATAACATCTTCCACATTATAGTGGTTATAGAGCCAATTAAAGAAGATTGAGTCCTGTCCAATCTTTCTTTGACCATTCTTCCATTGGTCTAATCCACCTACTAGAATTGCTCCTTTTCCATCATCTCTCATGGCATCTAAAGCACGAGCTGTCATGATATGATCGAGCTTCGTAAGTGTAACTGACTCACCGTTTACCTCAGAAATGTAGTTCGCTTTTGTGCGACCAAAAGGAGGATTTGTAACAATTGCTTGCTGAGTATTCTCTAAGCCTTCAAAGGCTAGAGTTCCATCTTGATCGGTAACATCAAAGAATCGTTGCTGGCGAAGCATTTGAAGCCTGTCAGCATCAATTTCATTGACTATCACATTATCAGGCTGAGTACCGGTAGCAACTGTCAGGAATCCATTTCCGGCGCTTGGCTCTAATCCAGCAACCCCGTCATGTAGATTAGTGTACACGCCCATTGCATAGGCAATTGGAATAGGCGTAGAATACTGCTGATTCTTGATGCTTTGAGCTGTCCTAGCTGTCATGGAAGGTTGATAGTTATACACATCTACCAACTCTTTATAGGTCTGAGGAATATCCCCATCGAACTGTTCAACGGTCTGAGCGCTTACAACCAGTGTAGCATACTCGGCTAGTTCCTTGATGCGCTTGGTATTCCCTTCCACTTCGTAGGATTTAGCCAAACTTTCGAGCTGAGTCTTATTAAGTGCATTATCACTTCGAATAGCATCCATGATTGCACCGACAAACTTCTGCTCATTTTCAGGAAGTGTAATTAAGTCCTCTTCAGTTTCTTGAATAGGGCCATCATCAGTAACCAGTTCAAAAGCATCAATATTAGCCACCCACGTCTCAACAAAGGCAGAGATATCCAGTATCATTTCTTTATTGAACGCACCTTTTTGAATCGCTTCTTGATAGATACCTAGTCCTGAATTAGTGTAGGTTACTGGTATTGCCAGCTCAAGATTCGGGAATATGGCAAAATCGATTCTTGGATCACTCATGATATCCCCTTCCTGGAGATACCATTGTTCCATAATCAGGATGAACGCATCAGGATCTACAATTTCTTCCTTACTCAAATCAGCCCACATCCACTGCTTCTCTATAGAAAGATTATCCACACCTTCTCCACCTTCAAACTTGCGGTAATACGCATTAGGTAGATTCTTTAGGTCGAACAGCTTAGAAATATCAGTGAAATTCTTCTTTGAGCTTCTATGAATCCCCTTATCAATCAATGATCGATAATTAGGCGAAGAAGATTGAGGAGCTTCAGGAACTTCATCAAACAAATTGCTTTGAACAGACTCAGTTTGGTTCACATTTTCTGATACATCTTCCGTTGTTTCATCAGATAGGGCAAAATTGTCCTGACTTTCGCCCGAATTGCCCTTGTTTATTTCATTTGAAACTCCCGATTCCTCAGATTCAGCTTCAATTGTGCTTTCTTGGGTATCTAAAGGCTGATTGTTTATTTCATCGCTAATCATTTCTTGCGGATTATCAATATCCGCTTGAGCAGTAAAGCCACTATTATCGATTCCAGGGTAATACCGAAGAGCATTGTAAATACTGTTCAAATAAGGCTCAATATTAGCGCCGGATGCTTCAATCATCTTCTGCGACCAGCCTTGGAAGTCTGAAGTACCACTTTCGATGAAGTACCCACCCACCTGAATACCAAGTTGAAGTAATTCAGGATCAATCGGAGCTGGTTCATTTACTTGAGAATACTCCGTCTCAGGCTCTCTAATAACTCCATCAGCTCTTAATGAAATGAAATTATCATAGTTCTTATTGCTGGTATCAACAAATATCACATCATTGACAGAAATACCCATCGATTTCATTTTCTCGGAAAGCTTTCTGAAGTCTACATACTCACCTTCTTGCCTTCCACCATAGATCACCGAGTTTGCACCGTGAAGTACAGCTACTCGCTTAGTGAAATTGAATACACCAGTCCACGTCTCGAAATCAGGAACCACATATATTGCCACTGGTTTCTTAGCATTATCCAGTAACAATACTTCCATCTTATCACCAACGGAATACCGCAGGGAATGAAAGAACTCCGAAGCTGTCTCAGGAGAGATAACTTGCTTTCCTTCATAGATATCATTTGCAATCACATCTTGATTGTAGGCTCTTTTACCGAAGTGGAATACTTCAAATTTTACATCATCATTATGATATTCTTCCGCAAGCTTTACATCAGATCTATTCTTAATTGGAATATCAGAACCCATATACCCGCCAGAGTAATCATCCCAAAACTTGATAAACTCTCCTTTATAGGTATCCATGATGATATGCACAATCTCAACATCAGGAAGAGTCTCTTTAATTCTTCTAGTGAGTGCTATATCTGCACTACTCGCCTTCATGTTGCCTGAAGGATGATTATGAACCAAGTATAATTTCTTAGCCTTGAAGTTCTCAGCTCCCGCTACAATGGTTGATGGCTCTACAATAGTTGCACTGGAACCACCTGTAGAAACATGGTGAGGAGTAATAACACCGTCTGCATCCTCATATAGTGCAAAGAAATGCTCAACAGCCTCATCTTCTAAAGCTCTCATCAAGTGAGCTACATCATACGGATTTTCAATAGATGCTTTACCTGTAGTAAGCTCAAATAGATTGGTAGGAGTAAAAGTAGTTACGTTTTTCCAGTATCTAGGCTCTAACCTTTCTCCGAAGACGGTTTCACCTGATACTTGGTCTCGTCCTCGATCAGAATCCCCTTCTGAATCAAATATTCCAAGCTGACGTTCTTTTCTTGCTTCTGAGACGAAGCCGATTTGCTCTCCTGTTCCTTCAACGGTAAATGTTTCTTTTGCTTCATCAGCGAGGTATCCACGTTTAGGCTCTTCAACAATATCGTTATCTGAACCCAATTTTGCACGTAATTTAGCTAGTGCATCTTCTGTAGCATCTTTTGTGAATACTTTATTCGATTCACCAGAATCATCAAGAACCTCTTTCTTAGTATCAACCTTATCAATAGTTGACCCTTTTTTGAGATACCCACTAAGTATGGGTAGAGATAACGAACTACCTGAACCTGACTTATTTCTAAAGGAAACCTCCCCTTTGCTTGATACAGATTCAATTTCATATTCCGTATTAGATTTTATGTACTGAATATCATCTGAGAAAGTGACTTTATCGCCTTGATTTGCCCCGATTAACTCAAGCGCAACATCCTTTCTTGACTTCTTTTTCTTGGTAGAATTATCAGCCTTATCACCACTTATTCTAGGAATAATGGTATCTGTCACAACTTTTTCGTCTTTCTCAACCAGTGTAACATCTCGATTGGCTCTAATAGCCTCATCACCAGTTACTCCACTTCCTGCAAATGGATCCAGTACAAAATCTCCTTCGAAGGTGGATTGCTGAATCAATGCTTTAATGAACTCCGGCGCTTTCTCAGTCGCATAACCTCTAGGTCGAATACCTCTAAAGTTCAGTTCTGTTGGAATCTCACCTTCACGGGCATTCCCTGATTTTGTCCATAAAAGAACTCTTTCAGGATATGCCTCTTTTCCATTCGGAGAAATTACAGGTTTACCGTCTTTGTAGGTTTTCGTGTAGCTTCCTTCTCCTACTACTTGGAATCCAAACATCGGGAATGATTGTGCATACAATTCCATGTCATTTTTCGCCGTAGGGGCGCCGGAAAGCATTAAGTACACATGAGAGTCCTCTGAAGCCACGAGCTGAGATACCGCTTCAACTACAGTCCTAAACTGATCGAATCCGATGAAGTCATAAGTAATCGGTTTTCTATTCCCCCCGATGAAAGCCTTGGAGAAATACGCAGGATCTAAAAATATCATATCGAACTTGCGACCTTCTTCCACCATTCTTGGAAGAACCTCTTGCGCTTCTCCCGCCTCGATATAGGCATGAGTCTTACCATCTTCAGTAGTAAGGGTATAAACCCCTTTATCTACACGCTCGAATTTCCCTTTCTTGGCACCCTGACCAAGAATACGGCGTACATTTGGCTCTAGGATATCCAGCGCTTCAGCAACTTCTTTGATATGTCGCTCTTTGCCATCAGAAAGTAGGTCTTCAACTTGCTCTCGCTGAGACTTTGGCTTTTGTTCAGTTTTGTCAGTGAAACCACCAACAATGTTGCGAACTAGTATGAAGGCATCGCTATTCTCATTTTCACCTTTTTCATAGGCACGAAGCCCATAAACATTATTGCCTTTTAAATGGTCATTTGGAAGGTGATCCACATCATTGCTTGTAGTTACAATCCAAGTTTCCCCGTTTTCAAGAGTGATTTCCTCACCTACTTCATAAATACCGTAGATAGCATCATCAGTCTCATAGGTTTTACGGGAAGAATCGGAGGAGACAGGATTCTCCTCCGTTCTTGCTTCTTCCTTGGAGTCAACGTTACTGAGGTCATCATCAGCACGAAGGGTACTACTTGGTGTAGTTTCTTGGTTTAATCCCGCCAACACAGGATCATTAGGATCATCTGTCCAGTCAAATTCATCGTTAGAGACGCTATCAGTCTCAGACTCGGCTCTTTGCTCTTTGAGGTGCTTGATAGCTCCGTCAGCAATACGTTCGGCTAATCCTTTGGAGATTTGAACACCTGTTACTTCCTCGAATCTGCTTTCTAGGCTCTCAACGGATTGAGATTTTTTATTAAGAACTTTACTTGGTCCACCAGGGTTTTCTTTGATGAAGTCGAGAATATCATCTACAGTTACTTCTTGCCCTATTTGGTCGGACAGGTATTCAGCTCTTTGAGCGATATCAGTCTTACCTTGCGCACTGGCATAGTTGGCAAGTGTAATTCCTAGCGTACCTGACTCTAAATTTCGTCCTTGAAGATCGTTTGTTGGAATCTTACCCGCCGATAAGTCTTGAGCAATCGCAATCTCTTTATTACTAACCGATCGCTCTTCTTCATTCTTGGCAAGCTCCATCAGGTAGAACTCTGCAATCTCAACAGGATTTTCAGAAGCACGAGCCACTTCACGATGAAGGAAAGACTCTCCGACTTGTTCATTGTCGGATACACGCTCCATATCAGAGTATGCTTTCGCATTATCCTCGAAATACTGAGCTACCTTTGGAAAGTAGTATTTGCTTTGCGATCCAATCGCCTGACCAGTGCCAAGGTTGACAACCTTAACTTTAGCTCCATTTGCCTGTACTTCGTACCCATCCAGTGCTCGTTGAGCCTTTTGTTCTTCTGTCTCCTCATATAGTCGAATGGTTGATTTAGAAAGAGCATCTTCCCCATCTTGAGCTTCACGTACAGCACGAATACCACGCTCTTCGAAGGCTTTATTGAGTTCATTAGTCAGAGCTGAAATCTCTGTTTCAGTCAAATCATCGAGTGAAACACGTTGAGGCTCACCCTTAATCAATCGGGTTACGCCCGTTACAGACTGAATACCAGCCTCGTTCTCAGTGAGTTGTACGCTTTTTCGGTTGTTTCCAGTACCAACGAACACTTCTTTGGCATTTTCATCGATTACCGGCGCTTGCTCTGAAGCTTCTGTTTGCTCGTCAGGATAGACAAAATCGCCCGTCTCATCCTGCTGAAGTCCTTGGGCATCCCGAATAGCTTCTACGATTTCACCCGTAGAAGGCTGAAGTTCAACACCTTCAGCTAAGAGCTGAGTCTCAGGGGATATCTCTTCAATGTTTTCCAGCTCGGATTCAAATACACTCTTATGCTCACCATTAGGAAGTGTGATATACACTTTGCCTTTAACTTCTCCTTGGCCGTTTACAATAACTTGTTGACTTCCATAGTTGGCCATTGTTTGAGGAGCACGATTACGAATCTCTACTTCTTGAGAGTCTAGCTTGTCCTGAAGAAGTTTATCAAACTGGTCAGGAGTTAGATCTACTCGTTGAGTAATCTGTTCTTCAGCCAGCTCGACCATCTCACCGTTTTTATCAAGTGCTTGGAATTGTCCTTCTCCTGAAGCTCCAATCACTTCATACACATTTCCTTCCGCTTGGACGAGAATTACAGAACCATTGGCTTTTCTACGTCTGACATTAGCCACATTCTGAGAGCCGAAAGACAATGGCCCTAATCCAGCACCCATGATAGAACCACCCGCAAAGGCTTTCATCATGTTCTGAGGTATTTCCTTGAAGGTTTCAATACGATCATCCTGCTCTTGATATAGCATTTGAGTGATCGATTGAGCGACTTCAGTAATCACCTCTTCTCCACCTTCGGCATACATACCCGTACCGACTTTGCGCATCAGTTCTTGGTATCCTGCTGGATTGTAACGTGCATAGCGCCGGAGTAGGTCTTCTCCCGCTTCCTCGGCCATGCGAACATTACCTTTCATCATAAACTTACCGCCCAATTCAGGCATCAGTTTATTTAATGAGAATCGTTCTGCGAGAGCTTCAGCAACCCCATAGGCCACACCTACAGCAAACTTGGCATTGGCATTTACTTCTTCTCCAATACCCTGCTTGTAGGACTCATATTCCATCATTCCATTACCAGCACTAGACGTAGCCAAGCCAGCCATGGAACCATAAGCCAGTGAAGCACCGCCCGTATATGGTGCCAATCCAATAGCAACCGCCGAAGGAACTACCGAAGGAATAAGTGATCCAAAAAACTGACCAGCACTATCGTCAGCAAGCGGAGCTGACTTAATGTAATCTTTCGCAACTTCTTTAGTTGTCTCACCCGCTTTATCAAAACCTAGACGATCAGCCACTTCACCCGAAGCGTATGCAAATCCACCTAATAAACTCTTAGTACCTTGCTCAAGTCCTTCTCTAAAGTTCTGACCGAATGTATCATCAGGATTTTGAGAGCCTTTAGAAGTTACTTCTTTCAGGATATCGCCGACTGCTGGACGATTCTCAGGGGAGCTAGTAGATTTATTGCCAAAATACTTGGAGAATAAATCCTTCTTAGGTGTATTCTTATCGTTGATCATTTATTGTTCGCTAAATCATTTCGTGAAACTGCTTGTCGAGCACGTTCAGCTCGTTCATTGGCTCTTTCTCTGTCTAATTCACTGAGCTTATTCAAAATGCCCTTACCAGCATCCATAATAGAACCGCCTACAGCATTCCAATCGACAGGGATATTGTAAGGATCAAGCTTCTCGCCCCTGCTTTCAGCTTCAAGAACAGCGTTATAGATATTTTCGCTTACACTATTCTTTAACTGTTCTTTGGTGATATTGCCATTATTGTACTCTTTCACCAGTGTAGTGCGTGTACCTTCCACTGAATTGTCAGGAGCTTCGGTCGTTCCGGCGCTTTCAGGAGTTTGGGCAAGCGACTCTTCTGAACTGGATCCCTGATTATCCGCTTGAGGAACTCCGAATATTCCATCGAAAAGCTGTTCTACTTCTTCAGGAGAGTAGCCCATTGCGAATAAATCATCTTGCATACGCTGGAATCCCGCACGTTGCATATCCTCATTACCTTCACGAATGATTGATTCTTTCATTCCTAACAGGTAATTCGATACCCCTTGATTGATTGGAGGCACATTTCGAAACCCGCTATAGTCAAAAATGTTCTGAGAGATCGCCCGAATGTAATTGTCATGAGAACCTTCGGTCTGATTTTGTGCTGGAGCTGGAGCACCCGTTGAACCAGCTTGCGGAGGAGGTTGCATAGTCAAAGGAGCATCTTGAAGCATGTTCATTGGCACATGACGTAAATCACCTAAATCACGTCCAAGAGCTTCGAGTTTTTTAGCTCTCTCACTCATTGCTTCCCCACTGAAGGAGTTATAATCGCCTTCTGCTGGATTTTCAGTGATATCAGCCATCAATTCGTGATACTGCTCAATCATATTGATTTCATGCTTCGATACTTTTTCTCTTCCTAAGTATTCAGCAATCCGAGAGGCTACACTGGTAGTTTGCTTATTTGCTCCAAGTAATTCACGAGCACTTTCTACATCCATTCCCGCTTTCTCGAGAAGAGCCAAACCCGCTTCTTCTTGTCCTTGGGAGATTAGTCTTAGTCCAGGCTCGATATATCGCTCAGTCGTATCCTTGTCAGCCTTCAGGTTCGCTATCTCCCCTTGAAGTGCTTGCATTTGCTCATTATTCTCGAATCCAAGCTTAGTTTGTGCAATCTGCACATCCACATTCTTGTTATTCTGACCAATCTGAGCTTCAGTGAGTTGATTTTGTTGGTCAATTCGGAATACTTGATCATCATATCGTCTGAGCGTATCTCTATGCTCGGCATCCATTCCGTACAATGCCTCTAATCCCGACATACCCAAGTTCGAGATTCCAGAAGGCACATGATTGTAATCGGAGTTCGCTCTACCTAAAGCAATTGCACTGAGCGCTTCGAATAACTGTCCTGCAAACCCTACAGTAGTCATATTCTTAGCTTTCTTCATGCGCTCTTCATCCAATACAGGCTTCTCAGGCTTATTCATCAGGAATGGAGCAACCTCATTCATTTTCACTTTGGTTGCTTCGAGAGCATCAAGAACACCTTGTTGAGCGCTATTCTCTTCTTGTTGTGGCTCGGTATTTGGATCAAAGTCCAGTAAAGTGTTAGGTAATCCAACAACTTCAGGTGGATCGTCCTTTCTTCGTTGTACTGAAATAGATTGTAACATCAGAGCCTCCTACTTTTTGGTTTTAAAGAAGTCGCTCTCGATAACAGCGCCGGTAGCTTGGGTAAGCGGTTGAATAATGCTTGCCGTGTTTTGCTGTCTACGACCTAATCTCTGTTGCTTGAAGTTATCCTGAAGAGCAAGAGTGTTCATGAACTTTCCTTGGGAAAACTCACGGAATCGTTGTGCAGATCGAAAGAGCTGGTTGAAGGCATTGGCAAAAGTATCGTTTGCACCTTGCATCACAGATAGCTTTGCATCTTGTGTTACATTTCCAGCGCCAGCTATGTTCTCACCTTGCTCACGGTTTCTCTTATCGAAGGAATTGAGCTGAGTTATACCTTCCTGAAACACTCTGTTATCGGTGATTGGTGAAGTAGCATCGTTCTCGAACACTCCCGCCATCTTACCGAGCTTGTTTTCAATATCGGTGGGTTTAGATGGATTAAGTAATTCGTTCCCTACATTCACCGCAGTTGGTAGGACAGCTAATCCTAGTTTTGCTAAAAGTGACATGGGTATGTGTGTTTGTATGATTAATCAACTTGTGGCGAGGGGCGGATTCGAACCGCCGACCTTCAGGTTATGAGCCTGACGAGCTACCTCTGCTCTACCTCACTAAATAAAAAAAGCCTACCTCTAGGAAATTCCGTCCCGGAAGTAGGCTTTCTTAAAACCAAAATCTATGTAACCTCAGTTAGCTCATGAAGAGCTACAACTAAATATAGTTTTTACAGAGAACAGTTGAAAGTGAGACTAGATAACCGCTTCAGATTTGAACATCTTCTTGTTTCTAGTTACCACAGGGTTTCTTGGTTTAAGTAGTTTCGGTGTATTCATGTGCGAAGTAGCCAACCAAAAAGCACCCGCCGTTGTAATTACCACATCATCATGCGTACCGTCTTTAGCGCCATAAGAACCATCTTCTTTGATTTCGTAGTAATCCATCTCTTTCACCGCCATTTCATCTCGCTCTATGTACAGCTCGTCCCGCAGAGCGCCGTTGAGAGCATCGATAATCATTGGCTTAGTAAGTTTGTTGGTATGGAATCCCCACTTGTCAGGATATCCCTGACGTACCTTTTCGGGAAGTGTGCGTGAGTACAGCCTTGGATAGTCCTTGACAATCTCATCAAGCACCGTGAATGAATGATCCCCATCGGTAGTCTCTTTCTTCTTCAGGGAATTTACCTCTATTGCCAGTAAAGCATTTTGATACCACTTGGCGAGTCTAGCGCATTCCCAAGCGAATAAATCTTGATCCAAATGGCCATGCCATGAAGCAACCCGTTCCGGCGCTCCTCCAAAAGCCATCCAATATCGATCCAGTACCGTGATTGAACAGAAATCCGTTCCTCTAGCCCTACCTCCAATATCAGCGAAGGCACAATACCTGTCCTTCATGAGTTTCCCGTCTTCAGGAATAGGATCATTAGGTAATGCCCATAATCTGAGTCTTCCACCTTTGTTAGACTTGGCAAACTTGATATTCTGAAGGGCATCTGCTCCTTTGTGAGAATCAGCAATGAGTTCTCCTTGGTAGATTGGTTTCTCGATACCCTTGCGAGTCTTAACCACATATTCGTGAGCGAACACTCTACGGCCTGAAGACTGAAAAGCTTCTTCTGCATTGGACGGAAATTCTTCCATCATGCGCCAATCGTCCATGCGCTCAGTGTGCTTTTTGTTGCGATACCAGTTAATTCCTTCCAAAGTAGCGCCTTGTTCCCATAAACCACGCTCATATTCGCTCCAAGAAGCCACGAAATCTTTTACAGCAACATCTAGGTCTAACAAATATTCCTCAATTTCCCACCATGCAACGAATACTGGTGCATATCCACTCTCGCCAGTAACCGCCGACTCCCATTCTCGGTGAAACAGGTTCCCCGTTCCTTTAGCCGTTGACTCCATGCAGATGAGTGTATCCTTGACCGTATTAACCATACCACGCAGAGATTGAACCACATCTTCAGCCGACTTGGACGGAGTATCCTTCCATAACCCTACTTCAGATAAGTGAAGCATATAGAAGTTAAATGAACGTAGACTGTTTGGCTTTTCAGCCGTTCCTACTCCAATAACCGTTGATGTACCGCCTATCTTTCTGTTCTTGGTAGAACCTTCGAAGGATTTAAGCTCAATTTGGCGCACTTCCTTTGGATGAGACTCCGCAATGTGAGTGAACATATTGCGAATGTTGCGAGACTGGTCTTCTACTTCAGCTACAATGGCTGAACTCCACCCTTCTTTCACCCATAGTTGAACCCAGTTCATATATATCTGAACTAATGTAGATCCTCCCCACTGACGAGCCTTGAGAAGTATAATTCGAATAGGTACTCCCGCCCATCTCATTTCTTCGAGTTTCATGAGTAGCTTTAACTGCGCCGGACGTAGCAGGAAAGGAATATCTTTACCCGTTCGCTTGTCTTTGATCTTTGCGCACGTATAAGCCCAAAATTCGAAGTCATATCGAATCCTTTCGTACATGAACTTAGTAACCATCACATCGAGAGGAAGCTTTTGGAACTCTGCGACCTTATCGAGTCCACCTAGTACATCGATTTGCCTAGCCAGCTCAGAGCTTTCCATCATCAAATTTGGAAGATGAACGATACCAGGGAGAGTCGAATACAGCCGAACCGCCGTTCTTGGCAGTGGTGAACCTTTCCCGCTTACAGGATCATAATCCCGATAGACATTGATTTCGTAGGTTTCCCCCGTATGCTCATTGATTCGCTCCTCAAGTGCATACCCGTAGAAGAGTTTCTTCCTCCGGCGCTTGTTCTCAGCACTGATTTGCTTAATGGTCATTACTTATCGAGCCTGTTAATGGTGAGGTTGTTCATTTGCTGGAAGTAGTTGACCGAAGCTGGAGTATTATCCCCACCCCCTTTCTTTTCTACTTCATTCTTAGCCTGTTCTAACAGCTCCATAGCCTTGCCGACATTACCCGCATCAATCATCTTATCAAGTAAGTCCTGAATCGTCTGTAATCGGTAGTTTTTGTTGGATACTGGAATCTTCAACTGCTCGGCACGAAAGACATCACGAGCTTCATTGAAATAGTCTGTCCATTTCTTTCCAAGCTTCTGTCCTTCGATAGTTGAAGGATCATAAGAAGCTACCTGAGAGTTAGTCACCTTGATATTAAACTTATCCTCGACCGATTTGATAATCTGCTTCGGACGGCGATAGCAAGCTAACTCAGTAATAATAAACTTTTTATGTTTGTCCTCAAGCTTTGCCATCAATTATTGGTTCTTAGAATTTTTGTCGAGTTTTAACGATTTATGCTACTTTCCTCATGCAGTTACCACAAACACCGTTGATCTTTTCTATCGAGAGTTCAGGTGCAGAGTTCAGCGCTTGCTTCATTCGTTCTAATTCATGCGAGAAAGCACCGTATCTTTCAACTACTCCAATAAACTCTTCAACATCATGCCCAACGAGCGTGAGAATTGGAAGTCCTGAGTCTTTGTAGAACATTGGTGACTGAAATTCATCCAACTTCTGCTGGATGTGATATAGTTCATGCTCGAGTACCGCACACTTCTGATTATTACTCATCTCCATCCAAGCAACAGCATCGATAGTCACGATGTAATCAGGAATACGTTCAAACCATCCACGAATTTGTACTTCCTTTTTAGCTTTCACCCATGGACGGCCTTTTGGTTCTCCTTCTTCGACTTGAGCAATCACTCTTCGAGACTTGGTTACATTCTGAATGTTAGTGAACAGGAAAGCAATATCTGTCTCTTCCAAGTGCAGATGATCTTCATTATAGAGTTTAGCATCTTGCGCAATGAAAGCACGTTTAACAAAATCCGTCAGCTCGTGATTAGGTTCCAGCACTGTACGAATCGTGTTATTCAATAATTCCAAAAAAGGCATTGGGATATCCATTAGTTATCCCGTTCATCAATTAATGCCGACTGAGCCACATACTCTTCAGGAGCAATCTCTTGTTTCCAAAACTTGTAAGCTAGAGGATCTAATTTACTAACCAGCAAATCGTAATCTGAGCGTTTACAGGTGCGAATCATCAAAAACATCTGCAATCTTAGGTCATATTGAACAGAGTCCTTCTTAAATTCTCGTTTTAACGCCTTCAAATAAACATTATGCTCCTTTCTATCCAGTGAACGGAGCTGTTCTATATCCCAATCAAGCTCAGAAGCAGTCAGTACTTTCTTTATGTTCTGATCCACGAGATACATGAAAGATATCCAATGTCGCTGGTGATTATCCAAGGTGGACAATACCGGTAATCCTTCACTTACACTTGCCATAATGTTTTGAGCCAGTACGCCAAGAGCATCTTTACGGAAGTCTAAAAAGTTATATGCTTCAGATTGAGTGCAGTAAGCATACGCCAACATTTCGGCGTTACATCTCGAATTTTTTCCCATCTTGTCTCGTAAATGTGTGTTTGTATTTTCCTAAATGTACAAAAAAAGCGGATACCGTGAAGGCTCCGCTTGTATTCTTAAAACCGTTTATACTGGTTATCGTTTTTCAATCAGGTTTTAGTGTGAACTAATCTGAGTCTCGAATAGAAAGCATTGTTTCCAGTTAGATACTAATTCACTTCGATCCAGTTCTTCCGCTCGAACAACAATTGGTTGATCTTCCATCCCCTTTAAGGTCACTTCAAAGACTCTAGTATGAACACCATATTCAATGGTTTTTTCTCCACTCACCATTTTTATTTCCCGCATATCTATAGCACATTCTCCATCATGTATTGAAGGAATTACTGCTATAGGGTTCACGGGATATTTACTCTCTTTAAGTGTTAGCTTATCAGTCATATAATTCTGTTTTAGTTAATATTTACATGGATAATTTAATCGTTGAGCGCTGTCAATGCTTGAAAACTTGTCCACATTTATTCACCACTTGTACTATCTGCTGGCGGTGACGGTGATCCATCTTCAAGTATGATTGGTGCGCTTCCCCCTGATTGAATATTATCTTCACCATAAAAAGGCGGTGGTGGCGGTGGTGGTGTATTATCATTAATCCCATCATACTGATCTTTATAAATATCACCAGTATCATAGATAACAAAATAAGTTTGAATAGCTACCAGTACCGTAACAACAATCAGGAAGTATCTAAGAGCTTTTTTCATTTATACCCCTGACTTTCCTCATCCCAAAACTCATACTCACCAGTATTAGGATTTAGTAAAGGTGGTCGTGGTGATTTCCTTGAAAAGCTATCTATGAAATCGTTACCGATCATCGTCTGATTGTTATCCGCAATAGTTTCGTTGTTATCTAATTTAGTTACATTTGTTTTGATGTCTAACTGAGGAGAACCTTCAACCACCTTCAATTCCATACTACCACCTGATAACTTCACTTCTGTTGGTATTCGAAGAAACCAAACTAAAGGTATATTAATAGCATCCTGAAACTCTTCCTTTGTGATCTTCCACGTACCACCATAATGCATTGCTGTTTCAATTAGAAGGTCAACATCTTCAATTCCTACTTCATGAACTGCTTGCATAAGCGCATTAACTATCTTTCTGTATTTACTTAATTCCATCATTCATCCTCATCGTTTAATAGATCTATAATATCATCACTTGATTGCCCAATATCCCAACGGAAGGTAGTGAACTGGGTATTATTGAAAGGTTCACCCGCATGATAGATAACTTTCAATGTTTTTGTATCAATCACTTGAACCCATTCAATGTTAATCTCTAATGGGAAATCAACTTCATTTGGTTTCCACTTCTTTGTTTTCTTGATGCGCAATGCCATCTCTGCTGTTTTGATTGCGTATTCCTCATCATCAGCAAAGCCGAATAAATCATTCACTCCACCTGAAGGGTAATGCGTTTCACCAGCAAATATTAGATATCTATTCGTATTCACATCCATTATTTACTCCATTCTAAAATTGTTTTGATTAGTAAGAAGAGAAGGGCACCAGCGAGTGCGATGTACACTGGCTTCATGTTCTCATCGTTATATTCAGGCTCCCATTCGGGATTCTCTAGGTTATTCATCACGATTAACCAACTCTTCTTCTTTAGTCATTTTGATTCCTTTCTTTTAATTCGTTCAAATATCCAAACTCGCATCTTCTTATATCTCTCCCACTCATCCCAATACTCTTTAGGTGCGTTAGATATTTCTGTTAATTCATCCATCATTTGATATTGATCTGTAGCCCAATCCAAAGCATTAACCCACCAACTAAATGAAAAAGGTTCAACCTCTCTTTGCGTAAATGAAACCACATAACCTCTATGTAATCTAAACGGTTTACTCATACTACTTTAGTCATTTGTACAATAATTCTAGTTCCATTGTTAAATCTAGTTGAGGTGAATCCTCAGCAATCCCTAAATCTTCCATCATCATATCAAGCGTGTTATGAGTGTAGATTTTTGTTAGTGCATCCCAAAGTTTTAACGTCTGTTCTTCTTTTGGATACGTTGCTATAATTGCTTTCGCTTTCTTTTTCTTTGACCAACTCTTTATACTCATGCTACTTTCCTTTGTGTGTTAGTTGGGTTCTAATTCATTCGTTAATTGATGATTCATTTGTTTTTCACTCTCTAATTCAGCTTTTAACCTTGCAACTTCTTCGGCTGAATGATCGAATCTTGCTTTATGCAGAAATGATAATTGAGCCTCTTGTGATTTACAGATATTGTATAATGCCCTAGCTTGCCGTAGTAGTGAATCGTAATTATCAGAAGGTTTAAATTCGTTCATCGTCTATGTTATGTTTTGGGGTTAAAGTTTAATAGTGGCTTTTCAAACTCTCGAAGTAATTCCAGTATTGAACCATCAAATTTTTGAGTCTTAAATCTGAATGAATGGTTTATTTGTAATCTTCTTAGAAACAGGGTAGCTTTTTCGTGATTATTTACTCTTTTACTCTCTGCCCTTACTGCTTCTTCGAATTTGGATAATTCTTCTCTATCAGCGAAATAGTACCCATGTTCTACCCATTCACCTTTTGAGTTTTTAATTTCACTTTTAGCCTCATCCCTCAACTCTTCCAACTGCTTTATTGGTTGGGGCTGAACAACTTCAAAATGATTTGTTTTTTCACAAACTTCGCATTGTTCTTCACAGTAAAAGCCCACCTTATCATATTCTTTGCAGTAGAAATCATCAGTCAAAGAATCTTCGTTTTCTTTAATCATTTCTAAAAATTCAGGCTTTGGATTTACCAAAACAACATCATTAATCTCAATCTTATGTGCGTTTTCCTTGAAGTCTTTTGCTATTCTTTCCCAATCATCAGATGTAAATGGTTTTTCTGAAACGTGTAAAGGATTCTCGATTTTGTTTGCATAATGCTCAACAATCTTAGCATAAATCTCTTTTATCGTTGACCACTGAACAGGAACTTTCGATTCAATATCCTCATCCGTTAGTGAGAACGAATCAATATGAGTTTCAAAAAACTCACCATTCAATAAATACTTAGCTCCGTTTTCGGCTGTTAACTCTCTAGGTAATAAAACTCTATCCTCTAAAGGTTGCTCTTCACTGCTATGGTTGGTTGGTTGGGCTAAGACAATTCTTTGAATTTCGTTTGCATCACTTTCCATAAGTGTTACTCCATGTTCTTCTAACATATAGTTAAATAAACCTTCATAATTCAACTCAACATCCACACCTTTAGCGCTTTTGGATTCTTCTTCAAAAGCACCTTCTATCCTTCTTCTCATCCATCGATGGAAATCATTATACCATTCAGCGATAGCAGGTTGATAATCAGGTTGCTCATTCCCCGTTGATTTGATATACATCTCTTCTGCTGTCATTGAATCCTCCTGTTATGATCAATTAAAATTGCGAACACTATCACTGGTTTGTCTCCGAAGTGCTCATGGGTAATGGTTCTTCTGATATATCCGCAATAAGGAAATACCAATCTTCGTGAAGTATCATCTTTCTTTGGATACCCTAGACAGATAATCAGGTTCTTGTACTTTCTTCCTTCCAGTCTCTTTTGCCATCGCTCATTGTCCAGGCGATACTCATAATGCTTTTCTCCACTCTGCATTTGGTAGAAATACTCGGCTTTCACATGAAGAACTAAGTCTTTGAGTTCTTCTACAGGATCTAGTGAGAAACTGAATTTCATACAGATATCTCCCACACAACTTTATCACGATACAAGTACGCTGGTTTCATCTGCCACTTCTTCTTTGACCAGGATATCATTTGATCCCTTGTATTAGGTTTTGGCATTAAAGGGCTTTCTGCACGATACATTGCTATATGATTATGCTTCCACTCCTCTAGTTTTTCATCCCAACAGTACCACACCATAATTGGAAAATGGCGAACCAACTCTTTAAGACGGGTATAATATCTGAATGAAGGAAGGTTATTTTCATAGGTAGCAACTGTAGAGGCTTTAATACTTAAAATCTCAGCAAGATCTTTTCTACTCATCTTTAAAACCCGTTCACGCTGTTGCCGAATCAACCTTGGAACACTATCTAAATCCCACTCAGAACCACAAACATTACATCTACACCCCACATAGCTCATGTTGTGCTTTGCATTGCGTAAACAGACAGGACACTCCGTAAGGATAATGTCCCCTGTTACAAATGAAGAAAACGTAGCAATATGACTACCCATCTTCTAGCTTCTTAATTTCAGCTTTATGCTTTCTAATCAGATTAAGCAGAGTTCTAAGATTCAGCTCTGTCAGCTCTACATAATCCAAACTAGAAGTATCAAGAATCACACATCCTTCAGTTACGAATTTGCAATTCACTGGATCAAGTTCGGCATCATAAATTGATGCCTCCCCATAACCGTCATCATTCATTTCTAAAATATTCACTTTAGGGTTTAAGAATTTTTCAACGCTCATTAAGCTACCTCCGCAATTATTTCATTCATGTATAGTTTATTTGTCAAAGCTTCCATCATTGCTTGCACAACCGCAGGAGGTACAGAGTTTCCGATGAACTTCTTCTGATCCGCTTGATTGCCAGCTAAGTAGTAATCTTCTCCGAATCCCTGAATCTTCTTGAGTTCAGGTACACGTAGCATTCGAGTTGTGATATCAGTAATACCATACTCCTGACAAAATTCTTTGATCTTCACCATCATTGGAGAATCTTCAATATCGATTTCAGGAACTTCACCATGAGAAGCGCTTACCAGTGAAGGAGCACTTTTATCCATTGAAGCAATCAGTGTGAAGCATGGAGAATCAATAGAACCACCTTTAGAATTGTACTGAGGATTCATGATGAAATGATTACTCTTTGCGCTCACTAAATTGTGCTTCGGAACTGAAGTAATTGTATTAGCAGGAGCATCAATTGAAGAGTGCTGTCCACCATTTGAATACTGCATATCTAGGAAAGAACACTGAGCCAACATAAACCCGTCTTTGGTGCGAATTGTACCTGAGGGCTTATTGATTGATTCTACATTATCTCCATTGCCGTAATACTTGGTACTGAATGCGCCTTTCACTTTAACTACACTTTGATTCGCTGTAGTTGTGATGCTGTGAGCTGGTTGATTTACATCATACACTTTGCCCCAAGGTCTGCCGGAGAAATGCTTTTGAATGAATACTCCATCGCCTTTGGCAACATACTTATTCAATCCCGCCAAGATTCGTTTTAATGTAGCCTCAACTAATGGCTTTTTGCGAGTGAAAATACTCTGTCCTTCATCCTGAAAGTCCAAGCATTCACGAACTGCATTCCAAGGCTTTAACTGGTCGAACAATCCATCATTTTGAGGATGTTCAGCATGAGTTGGAGAAGGCCATACAATCGGGTTATCTCCTTTAGAAAAGATTCCAAACAATCTACGGCGCTTGGTATGAGCACCGAAATCCGCACTATTCAATACATTTGCATCGTAAGAATATCCGTTGCGCTTAATCTTATTCGTCCATTTGATATAATCAGCACCTTTCTTCATCGATACTGGTCGACCGTTTTCATCTAATGGCCCCCACGCCATAAACTCTTCTACATTCTCGAAGTAAAAGAAGTCAGGATCGATAGCCTCAATGTAATTGTGCATATACTCAGGAAGAGAACGTGAGTCTGCATCTCTAGGCATTCCACCTTTTGCTTTTGAATAATTAGTGCATTTCATGGAAGCCCATAAAAGAACGATCGCTTCAGGATACTTCTCCTTCCAGTAGCGTGTAATCTTAGCAGTTTGAGCAACTACTTCTTCACTTCGGATATCTTCATTGAAGTGAATTGCTTGTTTGTGATTGGTCTTATGAGATTCGATTGCCAAAGGATCGTGATTCACGCAAGCAATCAATTTAACTGGTCTATATTTCCCTAAAATTCGTGCTCTGTCGGCACCAGTGGATACCCCACCAGCACCGCAGAACAGATCGATAAAAAGGATTAGCGGTAATTTCTGTGTGTTTGTATTCATTTCTGTTCTGTTTGTTAGTATCAGGTTCTTACATCAATATAATTTAAAATTTTATTTGATGCAAGTATTTATTTTTATTGAGCTTGCATTTTTTCCACCCTTGATACTAGAAGTTCTTGTGAGAACTCTTCTTCTTCACTGGTAGCATCGGAATGCCACACATATTTCCATGAAGTAAAGCCATTGAAACTGACTAAATCATACTCATCATACCCGCCGAATAAATTTCGGTCATTGGAATGTTGAACAAACGCCCAATCATTCGGGCAAATCTCTTCGAGCTTTACTATTTCCCCCACCACCAGCTCAATAGAATTGGTAAGAGATATCCTTGGCTCGTCAGGATATACAATTTCATGGATGATGATGATGTTATATTCAGCCAGCAATTCATACTTATACCTTGCTTTATTAGACTCACCATTTAAAATGGACTCTTTAATCTTTCCTGAACACACTGGACCAATACCCTTGGTCACACTTTTCTCATTGGTCAGCTCACGTCCGCAAATTTTACACCTAACCATTGGAACCCTCCTTTTGCTTATACACATCCCCATCAACATGAGTAGTATTATTGCCCCAATGATTTTTGTACATCTCATTTAAATCATCATTGGTTATGGTTATTTCATCAATACTGAAACCACGCTTTGCGAACTCTTCAGCTACCCTATTGAAGAAATTATCAGGCTTTTCCTCATTGAAGAGTGTTTGCACTTTTATTCCCCGATGATCCAGCAGAACCAATGTCTTGAAGGTGGAATACACTTCGGTATCTGACCACTTCTCGATGTTCTTGCCTGTTTTAGCAGGAAGAGCTTTCTGATTCTTATTTTTTTCCCGCCACCACTGGACTTTGATTGACTCCAGGTTCTTGTTCATACACTCAGCAAGAGCACTGATATTGTTACCATTGCGCTTGAATCGCCCATTGATAACATTGGTTGTGAACTCGAAAAGGACAAAACCAACAGGAGCATCAGCAGGGATGTATGGATTGTTTTCAATAAGGTGGAACATCAAGTCTTCGAAGTGTGCTCGTATCTGAGCTGTCCTATTCTTTTCAGCCTGTTCAGGAGTTTCTTCAGCTTTTGGATGGTATTCAGGAAGATTCCCCTTGGCTCCAATAAATTCATAGAATTGGAAGAGAGTTTTCACGATATCCCCATCAGGCTTAACCGTGAATCCTTCAGATTTAGCTTTTAAAATTTCATCCCGTGTATTACGATCATTGTATCGTTGGTACTTGGTCGAGTCGGTCGAGTTGTTCAGAGAAATCCCCGACACTGGTATGTTTGATAGTGCTTGCATTGTTCTGTGTGTTTGTATTCTTTTTATTCTTGAAATCGCTGAACCAGCTCTTTTGCTTGGCTATGTAGAACTTCCATCCTGTATGATGGATTAAGGTGCCATTAGGTGCCCACTGATAACTATTCACATGATTCCAAAGATGTTCAGCAAATTCTTTGGAATAGCGGTTAATTAAACACTCTTCTATGAACGTTGATTGATTCGGGTAGTAGTCAGGGTTAATAACAGGAACATCATCAGCTTTTCGAGTAAGGATAGGAGAACCTAAACCTATATCAGCTCCAATGATAGCAACCTCCGTGAGCGCCGGAGCACTTCCATTGTTTAGTTCTTGATCATTCTTATCATTATTGTTTGTTCCGCTTTGAATCTCGTCAACGTCTTGCACTAAGTTGCTTGGCGGTGCAAACAAAGGTGAATCCTGAATCGCATCCGTGTCGTTTTGCGACTCGTCAACGTGTTTTTTATCCTGATAAACCTCATAATTACAGATGGTTAACCGTGTCGTAGTCTTTAGGTTCTCCGTGACTATCATATCGTCAGACTTGAGCAGATCAAAGAACCTTCGAACTTTATCTTTGCCCCACTGCCAACGGTTTCCCCACTCCTTCATACTTCGGACAGATTGACCACGATCACAAGCTACCAGCCCACCTTTAATGCGAACTTTCTTAGGCTTATGATTTACTTCTAGGATAAGATCAATCCACGCTTCAAATTCAGTGAACTCTCTATCAGAAGGATACAACCAGTGATTCTTTGTGCTTCTGTACAGCTTAATCCAGCCTTGGATGATATTTTCATCAAAGTTAGACTTAATCATCACACTCACCATTTACTACAGCTTTAGCAAAGGATTTGCCTAAAAAAGTGATGGTTTTCTGACCAAAATAAGACTCCCATTTACGGATGTATTCAATACCATCCCGAACAAATACCATTCGCAAATATCGCTTAAATGTGCCGTCTGTTTTTTGAACGATACTCTGATAGAATTTAACGATTCCATTTTTAGTGTAGACGATTCCGTACACTTCTCTGAGTCTTCCAAATTCTTTCTCTCGAAAAACCGTGTATTCATAGACTTTACCTTTAGATTGAGTAAAGTCCTTTTTTGGCGCATTCTTACTCATACTCTAGGCATTACACTTGCGAACATATCCGATTGAACAGCATTTGCTACAACCTGACCATGTTCAGGGTTAAACTGGTAAGTACCGCAGGATTTTTGCGTGTACTGGTTCTTCTTCTTGGTATCCTTGAGATATATTGCAAAAGATCTACCATGTTTATCTTCATGCTCAGAGCCAGTAAGATCAGTTAATGCTCTTTTCACACTTGCCTCATGAATAGGATGCCCCATTCGATCCAAAGCTTGCTGTACCTCGAAAAATGCCATAGGCTGTTTATTCCATTTCAGGACAGACTTAATACGATCTACCTGAGTAATTGCCTTGGTTTCCAAGTCCTTCTTTTCATCGGCTTCTAACAGCCCTTCATATCGTTCGTGTATCATGTGTGTTTGTATTTATAGTTAGTCGATTACTAATTCCAATTTCTCTTTATCAGCCCGATATTTTGCACGAGCCACCACTAATCCAGTATCAATGATGAAGTAATTCATTTGCCTTTGTTCACTTCTTCTTGTACCGATTATATTATTATCTCTGAGCTTGTAAAGAATAGACCGAGCCACTCTTTTTGAATTTGAAGCCACAAAAAACTTCACATCATTTTGAATAAATATGTTCTTATCAGCCAACATCATTAGAAGCAATACCCACTTGGATGAGTAGTCTAAATAGTGATGCTTTTCAATTGCTTTAACTAGCTCGTTCATGGTATAGCTCCTTTAAAATGTGTGTTTGTACATATTCGCATGGTTCATAACTCCCATCTAAGTAGGAATTAACGGTATCCATCACTTCATCCCCATTCCAGCAGACTTCTATTGCATATCCTTCCAGCCACATATCCACCAGGAATTGCTTTTGATCTTCATCGGGATAGTTGCTCCGCTTGTACTTCGGAATACCTTTTACAATATCAGTCAACTTTTCTGACTTCAGCTCAATAGCTAATCCACCATACCCGTGAGCCATCTTGAAAATGAGCATATCACTTACTCCTTTTCTCACTCCCATTTGTCTGAGCTTATTTCCTTCAGGAGAAAACATCCTCCCATTCTTACCCTTCCTCACTTTCGTTTTACGCTCATTAGCTACATGAGTAAAGTTGAGCTTTTTGATAGTCAGGAAATTAGCTGTGAACTTCGTGAGCTGTTCTTCATTCATTCCTACATGAAACTTTTTTACCGGAGAATTACTCATGCCAATCCTCCATAATTTCTAAGTAGTTTTTATGAGCTCTCCACGTCTTATACTTTCTCCAAGCCCATCGAATGACATATCCCACCCAAATTGGAAGTAACAAACTGAATGGCAACAGCATTAAAACAATCATTGACATTATTTGCTCAAAGCTCATGATATTACCTCCACTTTGAAATGTTCATCGAGATACCAAGTGATTGTTGCGATAGATCTATTCATCACAGAACCAATCTCTTTTAAAGTGTATCCTTTATCCTTCAGATTTTTGGCTACAGCTTTTCTCACTCTCTTCACATCATCACCCGTGATTCGGGAAGTCACAGTTTCAGGTGCCATTGCTAATCGACCACAAGCACGATTGAAATTTGCTTTAAGATTAGCCCTTCTTCTTCTGTTACTTAATAATTTTTCCTTATCAGGATTAAACTCTTTAGCATTCTCAAAACTCATGTAATGTTTAGCCAGAGATACCGCTTGATTTGCGCTTAACTCATTTCTCTCACCCGAAGGAATAATCACTACTTCAGGTGCTCTTTTTGCCGTTAATCCTTCTGTCAGCTCAGTTAGTATTTCTTGATCCAGTCGCATAGGTATTCAATTAGTTAGAATTAAAATTCCAGCGCCGGATGCACCAACACTGGAATCTTTTGCAATCAGGGGCATCCCTGCTATCCACCAACCACCATTGGGATTACTGTAGCTGGTCGATTATTAGTCAAGTAAACTGGTTGAGTTGGGGACTCTTCAGCTTGACTAAAGCCATTGAATACGGTTATGCCTTCAAAACCTCTTCTCGAAGTTTAGTGATATCAAAATTTGGTCTGATGCGATACAAGACGTAATGAAAATGAAACATCTTCTTACTTAGTCGCTTTTCACGAACTCTGATTAATACTCCTTGTTCTTCCAAGAACTCAGCCAGCCCAATTTCTTCGTGCCCATAGTTATTAGTAGGGTTTTGATCCACACAGAAGGCAATCGGCTGAATGTCAAATCTTTGACGATTACGGCGCAATTTAGTTAGTGCGATTTCAATGCGTTTCTGAATAGGTGTAGTTCGATTTCTAGTTTTGCTCATTGTGCTCTGTTATGTGTGTTTGTATTGATTTAGGAAAGAGGAGTCAGCCTTTCACAACTGCTCCACACTGATACTAACTATATATCTATGCTAAACTATGAACCAGTCAGTCGACAGCATATCTGTCTGAGAAGCCAGCCAACCAGTAAGAATTTTATTATCAGCAGTTTTCATTCTAATAGTGCCTAATGCTGAAATACTTCCACCATTTCCTTCAGCAAGCTCTTTCAAATGCGGTTCTTTACACCATTCTGCTTTAACTTCTGCTTCAGGCATCAACCATAAGTACATATCCTTACCATTCCATCCTTTTCTTGAAACTCGCTGTCCTGTTTTCATGGCTTCAATAGCTAATCCAAAACTCAAACCTTCAGTAATCTGATATGCTCTTTCAAATACCTCTTGAGGACTCCAAGAGATGTAATTTTCATGTGCTGAATGATTTGAATTTGGACTATCCATGTACTCAACGAGATACCCTTCGTCATTGCCGTCTTCACCTTCAGGCAATGTCCACCCTCGGTAATTGTTGTAATCACCACGAGTCATTGGATACGCCTTGATTAACTTCGTACCTATGTACAATTCCATTGCATTAGGTACATAAACTTCATTACTCATATATATGTGTGTTTGTATTAATTGTTGGGAAACAGGAAGAAAGGCTACCAACCTAACTTCCAGCCATTCTCAAATCTGCCAGTATTCGCCTACTGACAATCTTCTGATACTAACCTAAACATTGAAATAGAAGCCTGCCCATCACGACAGGCTTCACGGGGTTTTAGGGGTACAATAAATCAATCGGGAAAAACACCATTCAGCGCATTGACGCTATCTTCTTGGTATCTTTCGCAAAATTCGCCTTGTCAGAACACATCCACTCCAGGTATGGACGACCTGACCGAGCTAAGTCTTCTAACTTCTCTCCTTTGTGCTTACCAATAGTGATGTACACTTTGCCACCAAGTATTTCACCTTTCTTGAAGATTCCAGCACGATCAACAACCGAAGATTCAATCTCAGAAAGATGCTTTCTAACATCTACTCTCCGATTCATCACCTTTAGGATTTCAATAGTAGCAGTAACATCAGCCAAGGCATCGTGAGCATCTTCGAGTTCTTTACCGGTAAGCAGATTGTACACACTGGAAAGAGTTCTAGGATAAACTTGATTGAAGAGTTTGAACATATCCATCATCTTCAACTCAGAAAGATCTAGGGAAGTGAATCCACATTCGTTAAACTCTCTCTCTAAAATCAAATCATCGAACTGGAAATTATTATATCCACCTAGATACTCGACTTTGGCAAGCTGAACAGCTATCTCTTTTGAAAGCTCACAAAACTTTGGAGCATCCTTGACATCTTCATCAGAGATACCATGTACTTCTTTTGCCTCTTCAAGAATCGGTATTTCAGGATTAATCAAACTCTTCTTTTGGTATTCCACCTTCCAAGTTTTGAGGCAGATAACCACAATGGCTATCTGCACAATTTTATCCTTGTTTGCATCGGGGCCAGTCGTTTCCAAGTCATAGAAAAATGCTTTCATACTAACCTCCGAATGGTAATTCTTGTTCTTTAGCATCCGCTTGCCAGTTACCCATATCGATAGCTGGTTTACCGTCTGCAGTCACTAGCTGACCATTCTTTAAGTCCACATCGATTTCAGGTTGCTCTTCGAAATTGTCTTGAACAATGTGCGCATCCTGAACCTGATTGGCTTTTTCTTGATCCTGTTGCTATTTAACCAAGAACTGAGAAAGATTACTCACTAGATAAGAAAGAGCCGAGTACGGCAAATCCATCAAGTCTGTAGTAACCTCTTTCATGTACTTTTTGGAAGCTACTTTAGCAAACTCAACTTTCTTAGTTGTCCACTCCGCACCGTAGGCTTTCTCACCAAGAGCATTCACATCCTCAAGAGCCTTACCCCATAATTCGGATTGTGATTGATCGGTGATTCCGTGATCTGTTACCACACCATCAGAATCAGCTTCAATAGTTTTAGTGTAATCACCATTGATGTTTCCTTGAAGTTCTTCCAAGTCTTGAGTAAAGATATCTGAAGCTCCCGTTGCAGTAAGAATACCATCAACATGAGCACGTTTTTTACCCATCTTCAGAACCGTATTGAAGGTATCGGCGATATCAGGATTTTCAACCCTTTCTCCGTTTCCTACCACTCGAACTACTTTCCAAATATTATCAATCTTTTTGCGCTTGTATTTACCAGTACCAAACTTTTTGACTAGGTAAGCATCACGATCCTGCGGATTATCTTGAGGTATATTCCAATACCCTTTATCAATATCACCAACTACTTCTTCTTTGTATTCTTTTCGCCAGCGATACTTTGATTCCATGGTCGAACAAATACCCACACCTTGACCAATTATATCTCGCGTATTAATATGAGTGAGCGTACAAATAATCTCATACTCTCGGTGCCCATTGGGAAGATCTTCTTTTTTAATGGTGTAGCTTGGTGAAAGACGAAACAGTACAGAAAGTTTTTCTGCTCCCGCCTTCAGCAAGGTTGGTTTATTAGTTCCAGGGATTTTGCCGAAATGCTCACCCGCCTTCATAACCGATTTCATTGCTTTTTGGATCACCTGTGCCTGTGCATTTAAACTATCCACAGATGCAGGCTCACCAATAGCAATAAGTTGCTTCGAATCAGACATCTTAGAATCCTCGAAGTCCGTCCTTCACAGTTACATCAATACCCGTTAAAGGCAGATGCTCTAATCGGTGCTTTAATTCAGCAAAGAACTTATCCTGTTCTTCATCTTCCATATCTTCAGGATCAAGCCCGTCAAACTCTTCAATAAGCTCAGTTCTGATTTCTCTGCGCTCAAGCACTCGTGCTCGTACAAACTTGTTTACCTCACCCCCTGTTGCAAAAGAGTAATTCGGTAATACTTCTGACAATTCTGAGGACAGGTTCAAACAAGCTTGAATCATTGGAACAGGATCAAAAGCGATTGGCTCTCCCGTTTCCTCATCGGATGCTTGACCAAGCACTGAGCATAAGGTTGCTCTTAACTTGCGTAAATGTTCGCCACCAATATTGTAATGAACACTAGCAAGTCCATGCTCTGAAAGAGTATCGTATGCTTGAACTTCATCGGTGATGGTGCCAGTAATACTCTCAGTTACAATTATATTCTTACCGTCAACTTTCACTTTTCCTTCAGGAAGAGCCTTGACGATTAGAATTACACGATCTTTTAGTCTCTCAAGATCGTTTTTTCGAGCATTTTCAGTATCTCTAAATGAGTCAGATTGACTCTTGTACATATCCTTGACAGCCTTGGAAGCCACCACTTGCTCATTTATCTTGTCTTTCACCCAACGCATTGACTGAACCTTCCCTTCAAGAGAATCTTCAGTTTCAATTAATCGTGCCTGAAGCTCATTGAATAATTCTTCAAAGTTATCAGGCTCTTCAACTAAAAGCTTTTGCATTTCAAACTTGATAGCGCCAGCATCTTTCAGCATATCGAAAGAGGTCTTTTTTCTTTCAACTACTTCCACAGTCTTAGTGTTTTCTTCAATTGTAGTCTGTTGCATTTTGTTCTATTTTGGAATTTATGCACATCCCGCTCGTCGGTATGTGTGTTTGTATTCATGCCTACTCCGTTGATTCGGAGTAGGTTTTTATATTCTCAGTTCTCTCCACTGCTTCACGCAGAAACACAATGGGTTTCCACGTCCGCTAGTAACTCGGTGCTCCAAGCCATTTTCAGATAAGGCTTTCAACTTTCCATCATTAATCAAGCGACGTATCGTTTTTGCTGGTATTCGCAACACTTCAGGTGCTCGACTAACTTTAAGTATCCAATACCCATTGATTTCCAATACTCGCTCAAAGTCTTTCACTTCACCAAGCTCATTCTTTACTGGCAGATCAACCAGTGCCATTTGATTGGTAATCTTTCTAGGTATTAATACTTCAGCTTGCAATTCGATCATCCTGGGCACGCTCTAACACCCTCAGTTTTAGCTCAGAGTGTGTTATATTTTCTATTATTTTGCTGGCTTTTTGGATCATTTAATTACTGTTTTTCTTTTACTTAGATTTGCATTTGACACCACTGTAAGGAGTTGCGCTCTAACCGGTCTTACTTAATAGTTGGGATTGATGCTTTTGGCGAAGCTCTAAGGCAGCAGCTTCCAGCTTTGATAATCGATCATTAGAAATGGCAGAATCATCATCATTATTTATCAAACGACTAATAGCTGTAGAAGTAGACTTAATTTTTTCTATTCCAGCTTCTTTACAGACATCAGAAAAAGAAAATTTATCTGAGTTAGCCCCCAACAAAGACCGAAGGTCTAAAGCCCTTTGTTTCTTTGGTTTTAAATCAAGACTCACTATATATTGACTTAGTTAATGTTAACATGACCAATGTACATACTTCACATACTTTTATCAACCATATGTTGAAAGAATTTGATAACTTTGCCGAAGCGTTTGCGTATGGAGTTGATTACTTAGGACTTAAACACGCTTCTATTTATGAAAAAATTGGGATGGATAAGGGACAATTCAGTAATATTTATACTGGTGTCGTTAAAAATCCACAGTCTTCAACGCGGAAAAAGTTGACAGAATATGTTGATTTTGAGATAAATAAAAATGGTGAATCTTGGCATTTATCTTTGCCAAACTCTCAAGTTAAAAATCAAGTTGCTGAACCAGCTGTTGAATACCGCACCCTCACAATGGAAGCGAAACGCGAATTATTGGACAGGGTAACCGATGATTTAAAAGAAGTAGTCTCAGACTATAAGGCCATTCGTAAAACTCGAATGCTAGAAGATGCAACACGAGAACTCACCTTCGATGGTATTGTTAAACGTCTTCAGGATATTATTAAAGAGCTAGATTAATTTAACTTTT